AAACATGAGAACGTTCTGGTGTTCTCGCAAGGGACTACGGTTCACGAAAGCCAAAGCGCAATGCTGATGAACTTCTATCCGCAAGGAGTTCGCCAGCATGAAGTCAATCTTCGCGCGAATAATAGCAGGCGGGCAAGCAATACCGTGATGGGCAAGCGGCCTTCGCATGAAGCCGACTTCAAGGTGAGCGCCGCCGGGTATCCTTCTTCAATGCTGAAGTTTGCGCGTGAGAAGAAGCTAGAGCATCCGACCCAGAAGCCGGTCGATATGTTCGCGTACCTCATTCGCTCCTATACGAAGCCCGGCGATACTGTGATGGACTTTTGCATGGGCAGCGGAACGACTGCAGTCGCCGCACTCAGCACTGGCCGCTCATTCGTTGGCGTTGAAAAGGACCCCGCGTATTTCGCGATAGCTGAGCGCCGGGTCCGTGAGGCGGCCGGGGGCTTCTTCGGCGGCGGCGTCAAGGTCAATACCGGGCTTGCCCCCATTTCGGCCGACCGGGTGTTCCGCCGGGCCGGTTCCAGCCGGGTCCCCCGGAACGGCCGCTAACCCGGCCCCGGAACCCCCGCCCGGCGGCCCAGAAACCGGGTCTACGCTCGTTCCCGGCCCCGGCCGGTATCTCTGCCGCCCCGAAAGGCCGTAGGGCCTTCCCTGAGGCCCCGGAACGCGAAAGGCCCCGGCGGGAACCGGGGCCTCGGGCTGCAACCAAAAGCGGCATTATCAGATAGCGCAACCTACAGCGAAGCCGACCGCCATGGCTAGGAAGCCGTTCACGGCCGCAAGGGTGAGCGCGCGTTTGATGCTCATAGTTTTACTTCCTCACAATCGCCGGGGGCCAGTGACCAGATGCAAAAGTCGCCCCAGCTTGGACTCGCGTATCTGTAGTCGCGAACGTGATAGATGCGCCCGCCGCCGTTCGCCGGGCCGCCGTTGCGGTCAGTATGACTATCGACAATGAAGGTCATCCCTTCGCGGCCGTCCATGACGCGCCCAACATGCTCGCCTTGAGCGGTCAGCTTAACGACCTTCACTTCAAATCTCAGTTCAGGTTCTTTTTCAGACATCGCAGTATGAACCCCTCAACGGTTTCGCCTATGAACATCCGCGTTTTCAAACGCGCTTCGAATTCGTCGTCCAACTCAACGGTGTACGTTCCATCTTCGTTGCGCTGGCTGTTCTCGCCTTCAAGCTTGTCGCCGCGCCCTTCGGTGAATTCCCTGAGCGCGGCCCATGCGTCGGCGGATATGCGATGCTCACCCATAGGCTTCGCCTTTCCCCGGAATGCCTTCGGCCTTGTTCTCAATCGACGCCGCCAGAAGTTCGAACTCACCGGCCAAGCATCGAAGCTTGAAGCGGACTCGCCACTCGGGCGTGCCGTCAAGGCGCTCAGCATCCGTTTCGAATTCAGATGCCAAGCGCCTCAGCTTGCTAACCAGCGACCGCTTGCCGGTCATCTTCATGGGCTTAACCTTTCGCATCGTTCTTATGTTCGGCAACGTAAGCGTCGGCAAGCTTCGCCATGCGGGTGAGTTCTTCAATGGCTGAACGCTGCCCTTGCGCGTTGCCATCGCGCAAGATGACCAGATAGGTAGGAAGGATTTCTTCCCAAGTCGGCGTCATGTCAATGAAGCCGACCAGCTTCTTGACGTTCTCAATTGGTTTGCTTGGGGTCGTCATGACTTTCCTTTCGTGAGTTCGAAGTCTTCAAGAACCATCTTGGCGGCGTTGAATGCGAGCGGGCCGACTCTGTAGCCGTACAAAGAACCGTCAGCCGTTCGGAAGTACCAGCGAACCGGCGGAACGCCATCTTCCGGTTCGTTGGTGAAACACCAAAGCGTACCGGCGGGCTTGCCGTCATTCTCAACGGCAACGCGGAACACCGGCGAACCTTTGACCTGAGGAATTGCGGTAAGCGTAAGCATCATTTTGTCTCTAGCGTTGCGGTCAGGCGACCAAACTCGCCTTCCCATGCTGGCGTATGGTCCCATAGCGCGAACTTCGGCTGACCCAGATGCATGAAGCCGGTTGCTATCATGCTTTCCGGCGGAATGACATCAGCAACGTACCGGCGGCGCTTCTGGTAGGTGATACCGTTGAACCGAATGAGATAGGTTGCGGTTCGCTTCCCCGCGCCGGGGCCGATACCGCCGCGCTTGCCGTAGCTGGTTTCCTTAGCCATCAGCCGACTCTTTCCAAACTATGCAAGCAACTTCGATTGTGACCACTTCACCTAACGCTAGGCGACCCATGACGAAAGCAACAGCCTCAAGTTCGCTTCCGAACTCGTGCCTGACAAGCCGCGACCGCCAGTCACGGCGAACCCCTTCAAGTAAAGTCAGGCTTTCCAGCGTTCTAGGCATCAGTGCGTTCCTTCCTTCACGTCACCGCAATGGCGGCAAGCAATGACCGGCCAAGTCTCGCCGGTAGGTTCGCCATCGTCATCTATTTCGTCTTCCTCATACAGCCGATAGTCATGCTCAGCGCATGACCAGCAACCGGAGTGGCCGTCGAACTTCTGCAAGTACGCCGGGCCGTTCTCGGGGTCGCCGTCCGGGTAGCGCATCTTCGTCACCGGCTTGCCGCGCTCAGCGAGAATGATAGCGCGGATGCGCATCGCCTGTTCGGTTGAGTTGACCGCATCTTGGTCACAAAACAGGTCGGCCATGTTCGCAACGACTTCATAACCCAAGTCGCGCTCGCAGCGGGCGAGAACTTCCCGGCAAGCCATAACCTTGAGCGTGAAGCCTTTCGGGCGCTTCGACCTGCTTGGCGTTCCATAGGGGCGCGTCATGGGCTGAGGTTCCTGTTTCGGATACATACGATGGTCGTTTTACGCGGCAAGAGCGCGCGCGGCGAATACCATGTTCTTGATGACCGTGCTGCGGCGCTGAATGTAGCCGACTTCAGTGAGCGCGATGCACTCGTCGGCGGTGAAGCACTCTATCATTTCGCTGGCGGTATAGCGCGTCACGTATTCGCTACGGTTGCCTTCAGTGACCAAGAGATAAATGATGCCTTCAACCATTGGAAAAACTCCGGGGGGTTTCAAGTGCGATTGTCCAAACCTACCGCCCAGAAGTTAACAAGTGGTTAACGCCATCTTTTGCCAGTCCGTATGTAACTGATGGTTGCCGTACTGACGCCAAGCTGGCGGGCGAGCGCGGCCCCTGACAGTTTTGAGCGCCTGACCATCGCGGCTTGCTTAGCCGTCAGCTTTGCCCACGGACTTCTCTCGCCCCTTGAATGCGTACCGTCTCTAACTCGGTCGGCTGAGTTTTGTTTCGGCGTTTTCCAGCTTAGATGCTTTGGGGCAATGCAACCTTTTGTAGCGTTACGGCAAGAGTGGCAAGCCATATGCTTAGAAGTCGGCGGCGGCCCGTTGATGGCTTCACAGACGACGCGATGCACATTAACTGACTTGCCGCCGGTTCTTCTATTGGCGTAGCCCGGCCCGCTAAATGCGAAAGGCCACAATAGGCATTGCGTGCCTTTGTAGCTCAACGCCTTCTCAAAGAAGACCCGCGTCTCACCGTACTTAGCTTTTCTGCGCTTATGTTTCATCTGAACATCGTAACGCGCGAATAGTTAACAAAGTGTTAACGGCAAGATCTTAAATTTAGTTAACAGGACAAGGTAGGGGCCGGGATGGCATCACAACACCCCGGCCCCCGAACGCGCACGCAAACCCCCCAAGAACAAGCCGCGTGCGCGAACTTGTTGCAGTCAGGTTCCGATAATGAAATTCAAGTCACCGGCAAGAAAGGCTACGTTCTGCCCGATGGCCACGCTGTACGGGCCGCCGGGCAGCGCCTTCGCTGCTAGCATGTTTCCAGACGTGCTTGCGTCAAACACAGCAGCATGGCTGAAGTCAACAGCGCCAGCGCTTGCGCCAAAGTCAGCATCGGCATCGGAAACAAGTTCGTTGTCCGTATCGTTTTCGGCCAGCGCCGCCCATGTGATAGCGAGTCGGCCACCGGCAGCAATGTCAGTCGTAACCTCAGTGCCAGCGCCACGCGGGTCGCCGTCAAACAAAGCGAGGTAGACGTCGGCCGGTGCGGTTGGCATATCGTTACCGGCAAGCCAGCGGGCGATTTTGTTTCCCAGATATTTGGTCAGGTCAGAAGCCATGTCTTGTTTCTCCTATTTGGAAGGCAGCGGGAACGGGGGCAGCAGGTCGGATAGAACAACAAAAGCGAACGCGAAGCCGATTGAGCATAGCCAATACTTGTGGCCCCAGCTTGACGGCGTGAAAAGGTAAATGCATCTCACGAACGCTAAAATAAGCATCGCAGCCGCGATAGAAAAAAGCGTGGCTATCCAGTCATTCAGATAGTCAGGTAGCATCTGCCTGTCATTCTGAACGCGGAACAAAACCCAGACATTGAACGAGCGCAGCGCCTCAGCAGAGAACAACCACCATAGCGCGCACGAAACCATCACCCCCGGCTCTTGCGTCCAGCCCTTGCCCACGTCCCACCAAACAAGCGTCAAGTGAATGCTTATAGCGATGGCCAAGCATGCAGACAAAGGAAACAACGCGGCATTGAAGTGCTCGCGGGCAACCAAGTGGAAGTGCAAGAAGTCAATGCCCTGCATGCGTTCGGTCCTTCCTGATTGACATTTCAAATTCTGAAAAGCTTTTAGTTCGCATCTTGGCTTGCTCAAGAGCGCCGCGCAAGCGTTGATTGCTGTGCCTTCGGTCGGCGACGGCGGTCGTCACTTCTTCAACGACCTTTCTGTGGTCTTGAAGTGCTTTCTCTATTGACGCGTCAATCAAGTCATCAACAGACGCGTCCCTTGCAATGCCCAAACTTTTCAAAAGAGTACGCATGAGAAAACCCATTGTGTTAAGCCTTCCGGCGCTGCCTGTTGATTTTCGCTTTGAGTTCGCCAAGGGAGCGGTCAACATTGACTATTGTGTTTCTGGTGTCAGTCGAAACGCCAATCATGGCGCGCATGGCTTCGCTGATTGCGTTAACGACCAAATTCATTCTCGAATTGTCGTCAATCAAACGCTCGTAGTGCATCCTTATGCGCTCGCTCAACGCGTCGAACGCAGACGCCTGCTTTGAAACAACGTCAGCTAGCTCTTCGGTTATCTCGTTGCGTTCCTTCGTCTCGGCCAGCATGGCGTAAAGCGCCGTCTTGCTGTCATTCAATGCGGCATTGAGAACGTCACGCTCAGCCAATCTGTAGCCGTAGACCTTGTTTGAGTGCTTCCACAGCAAAGCTATGACAGCAGATAGAACCGTGATGACGCCCATTAGGACAATAATGATGGCACCAGCGACGCCCATTCCTTTGAGGGTTTCCCCCACAAAAATGGTGTCGCCAGCGCCTAGCAGCGTGATCCCCAGCATTGCCATCACAGCTACACCTTTCCAGTTACTTCCAGCAGCCCTGCGCGCGGCCGAAATTGTTGTGCTTGAGCGCCTGAGCCTTGGTGCTTTCTGCGTCATGGCGTGACGGCTTGAATTTCTCCCAGCCGTCGCACCCCCAGCCTGCGCAGTCCGTCAGTAGCGTGAGCGCGAGAAGCGCCGCCAGTGTTGTGATTGCCCTAGTCAATGAAGTCCCCTTTCTTATCGAGTTCGGCGTCGACTTCTGAAGGCTTCATGTTGTCGACGCGCCGGTTGACATCAAGGCGGTTGCTGATTGCCTTGTCTCGCTTCTCTTTATCGGCAAGCCGCGCGTTCGCGGCTCCCCTGTTTCTGCCCGCAATGTACGCGGTGAATGCGGCGGCAATGGCGAGAATTGCCACCTTGACCGGCTTGGGCAGCAAGGCCCAGACCGGCGCAAGATACGGGTACACGAACCCTAGGGCCACGGCCGCCGCTATGACGTAGCCCCACCACGGGATGTTATCGACCACGGCATTCCAGACTATCTGCAACATGGCAGCCTCCTAGTTCAGCTTGCCGGTCTGATAGTCGGCAAGCGTTGCGTTGTCGGCCTTATTCGTCTGACGCCAGATGAAGAAACCGGCGATGGCGAAAAGCGCCAGCCATGCCCAGCCCGGCACAGTGTCGGTGTATTCCTTCACAATGCTGGCGTATGGCGAGATGCTGTTGTACGCGTCAGGTATCATGCTGACAGCGCCCCACACCATGCCGCCGATAGCGGAAGGGATGGCCATGATTTTGCCAATGAGCCGATTGCCCTTGTTTGCTTTGACCGACTCGACCTTCGGCGCAATGTCAGCGACAGTGGCGTATGCCCGCGCCGGGGCAATGGGGCGGATGAAGCCTGAAGCCTTGCGGCGCTTCGCGTAGTCGAGAAGTGTTTCGTAGGTCGTGTACTTCTCAAGGTGCGAGTCCGTGAGGAAGGCGGCGATGCCAGCCTGCGTCTTGCCGCCATCGTAGCCGTCAGCCTCGCCCGTTTCGAAGTACCCCATGTCAAGAAGAACTTTTTGCAGTTCTTCAAGGACTGGGTTCTTCTCTTTTTCCTGTGGAAGCGGGACGACATTGATGGCTGCCGTACCGGCTTTCGTCGGCGGCGGGTTCTTCGGCTTGCGGCCGCCATTGTCCATGCACTCGAAATGCATCAGGTCCTTGCGGCCGGAATAGAAACCGCCCCACATCATGCCCTGACGCACGAAAGCGTCAATGGCTTCTTGCGGCATCTGACCTTTGGTCGCGCCAAGCGGGTTCTTGCTGGCGTTCAGATCGATTGCCGCACCGAACGAATGGTTTGACCAGTTCGTATCGGACCCGCGAATGAGCCGATGCTCGTAGGCCCCGTTGTATTCGTTGAGACCTGACTTATCAATCAAGTCTTGGTTCTGATTGAAGGCTAGCCAGATTTCCGCGAATGCAGCGTTGAACGCGGCGGCGCACTTCTTATGCACGCGAATGCGCGTCACCTGGACCCGGCCCTTCTGTGGGTCAGGATAGAACATCTTCCACGGCGGATAGATATAGACAAGCTGAGGCTCAACTTCCCCCCGCGCCGGGTCGCCGTAGAATGCCTTGAGTTCAGCCTGATTGTTTCTGGGCCATTTGGTCATCTTGTTACCTTCCTGTTGCTATAATGAGAGTCTGCACGGTGGCCGGTAGCTCGTTTAGGTTGGCCGTAAATTCAGCTTCGTCCAAGAAGCTGGCCGTTGGATTGATTGGAGCACCAGCTAGCGTAACAAGTACAGCAAGCACGGACTCGTCGACGAAGCTTGCCGCCGGGTTGACATCGCCGCCAGTGATAGTCACGGTAAGCCCGAATGCGGACTCGTCCAGAAAGCTTGCGGAAGGCGAAATCACAGGCAGGGTTATGGTTGGGCTAGCCGCAAAAACGCTTTCGTCAGCTAATGAGGACGTAAGGTTCAAGTCAGGAACCCCGCCGCCGGTCGCTATGTTGAACATCACTTCCATGATGCGCTTATCGAAAATAGTCCCGCTTACGGCTATCAATTGATAGAAGGTGTACGCGGTTGAATTCGTCAGCGCATGATATGAGCCGCCATCGTTGTCGTCCTGACGAACAGAACTCATATTGAAGCTGGACTTCAGCGTATCCCATGACAAGCCGTCAGCCGAACCCTGCCAGTCCCAGACCCCCATGGCCTGTGACGCCGCGTCGAGCCACTGCATGAACGCGTAGTCGATTGTGACCGGCTCGGGGAATTCGAACCTCAAATACTTTCCAGCGCTACTGCCTTCGAATGGGAAGCGCGGGGACGAGCCGTCAAGCGTCGACCCGTTTATCATATCGCTGGCAGTGCCGCTGAACGTCATGTTCGTGGTCAGAACAATCAATCCGTCGCGGTCGCCGCTTTCCAATTCGTTGCTGGTTATGCTGAAGTCGATACGCCTCATCGGAGCGGTAGTCGTATCGCCGCCGCCGGTTCCTAGGAAGCGGTAAAATTCATACTCAATCGAATTGCTGAATGATGCTTCCAGATAGTAGTCGCCGCCACCAAGCGATACATGCGTGACGCCTGTATTCGTCGGGGCTTCAACGAATGAATGCAGCGTGTCCCAGCTTGAGCCGTCATGGGACCCTTCGAAGGACCACTGCCCGCTCGTGGTGCTCGTTCCACCGTTCCAGTACCAACGGAAGCCGTCGATTACGCGAGCACGGCCGCGCAACTCGAATGTAATGTCCGCACCGCTGATAGCCTGACCGGCATTGAACGCGCAGGCTTCCGACCCTGCCCCGGCCGTGAGAACCTTGACCGACCCTGAGCCGAAGGTGAGCGAGGACGTGACGTGAAACAGCCCGTCCTTCGTTCCTACGAAATTATAAGCAACGGTGTCCGTTGTCATTGCTCAGCGCCTCAGCTTTCTGCCGGAATGAGACCGCGATAGCCGTTGATGGTGACCATTAGGTTCTTAGCGGTAGCGTCCAGCGCCGACGCAGATGTCATATAGAACACGTCACCGGCATTGAATTGAACGGCGGCAGGAATATCGAAATTTCCGTCAGCAACGGAACCAGTGAAGCTGAGCGTGCCTATTTCGGTCGCGTTCTTGTACATCGTGAACACGCGGTCCCCGTCGCTGGCGACCTGAAGCCGTGCCAATGAAGCGCCAGCGTCGGCCGTCATATACACGTCATCAGCGAACAGATGCGCGAACATGGTTTCTTCAGCGGGGATGCCCGCTCCCGGAGTGCCGGGCGCGAAGAAGCCGAAGGTGTACTTGTAGGTATCTTCCCCGAAGACCTTGAGGTACAGCGGATGCCCGTCGCCGTCAGTGGCGTCAGGATCGAAGGTTGCCGCGCTGTCGTGGTCGAGGCGAACAAGGAAAAGCCCGCGCCCGATCACGCTGACAACATCCAACTCAAAGTACGGGTAGCCATCAGGTTGCCACTCGTCCCTGAAAACGAATTGGGCAGTCGGCAGCGTGAACGGGCCGAACTCAGTCCCGTCATTCATAAAAACCTTTAGCTGCGAACCGATAACTTGAAAGCTGGCAATCTCAACCGGCGTCGGCGGATTGTCCTCAATAGCCTTCACCTTGTTAGCCAGCGTGTAGAAGTTCTCGTCGACTTCCAGTGCGCTGAGTGGCGAGCCTTTGCCAATGCCCCAGCGCAGCGTGTCGGTGATGCGAAACAGAAGTCCTTCGTATGCCATGGTTCAGTCCCTTCAGTGAATTTCAGAACTACCCTTTGCGTATGGTGCCACGCTTGATGATTTCAGTATTGTCACCAGCTTCAGGCTGCTGAAAGCGCAAAGTAGTTCTGGACTTGTCAATCGTGTTGCGCGCTTGGTACGCCGTCATAACCTCAATATCGACATAGCTGTCAGGGTCATCCTTGGACTTGACGCGCACCGTATCGAATGTGCGCTGCGTTTCTTCCTCGTCGCCCGGTTTGATTTCAGACTTGCTGTTGGCCTGAAGCTGGAAGATGTCATTTCCTGACGTCCCCCACACTATCTCATTCGGGTCTGGGACCACCGGGACGCCATGGCCGTACGTCACGTACGCGGGACGAATTTCTGTGGTCTCAGATGGCCTGACTATTTGCTCAAGGCTAGGCACTGGCGGCCTCCAAGTCTATCTGTTTGGGAACGATCAAGTCTGAAACAATCACTTCCTTGGTTGCAGCAAACGGGCCGCCTTCCATTGGCAGAAGCTTAAGATGCACTCTGGTCGGAATGTTCTGAATTACGGACTGAACCGCTGCCGCGTCCACAGGCTCCCTGTTAGCCAACGCTGCGCGCTGTACGTTAGGCCCGTTCTCGACGTACAGGGACTTGATGACCACAGAGGGGAATAGCCCGCGCTCAAAATCAACTCCGTCGTCGAAATAAGCGATAGCTGGCGGCGTGTAGGTCACGTCCTCAGTCCCCATGAGGACGATTTCATTCTCGTATTCCTGATAGTCGCTGCCCACATAGTCATCTGAGCAATAGATAGGCTCACCGGGGCTGGCGGCGTACGAGCCGCCATACCCAACACACGATGCCATCCTGAGCGTGGCAATTGCAGCGCCGCTGTCGCCGTCAACAGTCAGGCTGTACCCGACGCATTTGCCAACAGCTTCGCCACCGGGAATGCGCGGGTCGTTTATCTTCAAGCCCTTGCGCAGGGATACCTGAGCGCCAGAGAGAAAGTCGGTTTGAAACGAAGTGACAACCGTTCTGGACCTAGCCGCCAAATTGGCCCTGCCCAGCATTATAAGATGCTCTATAGACTGACGCCCTCTATCTGTATCCAAATACGACCGCTTCAAAGTGTTGCCCAGCGGTATGTCACCATTTGCATCTAGGTTGGTCACTTCGTTGGCGTTCAGCTTGAGTATGATGGCTTCGTCGTCTCCGGGCGCAGTGATAATGGCCTGCTGGTCGGTCTTCAGGTTGATGACGCACGTTTCAACAAACTTGACGTTGCGTGTGTATGTCACAACCACTTTCGGCACGCCCCAGCCTATTGGCGCAAAAACCATCTGAACCGTAATGTCAAAGCCAGCACCGTCTATGCCGCCCCAAGTTTTTGAGCCGGGCAAAACCCGCTGAGGATACGCGATTGACCCGGATGGCAGCGCCGGAATGTTGGTCTGATCGTAGTAGTACGGAATTGTTATCTCACGCTGGCCCGTAAAGCTTACGTCCTTCAGTTCTCCATGCTTCATAACCCAGCCGGAACCCATGCGAGCGCCCTGCTGCGGCCACGAACTCAGAAGTCCCTTGAAGGTGAAGCTTGAAATCTGACGAAGATTGTAGGCGAAGGACTCCGGCCAAACCATGCAGAACTGAATGGATAGGTCAACGTCTCCGGTTGCTGACTGCGTCCAAGGAATTTGCGCGACAATCTGAATTGACCGCGCCGGAACTTGGTTCAGCGTGATGCTCATGCTGTCATAGAAGAAGGCGTTTTCAGCGAACTCAACGACTCCGTCTTCGGCCGTGATAATATCCGAGACCGTAACCAGATGCGTGACCGGGTCGATATGCCATAACTGAGTCCGCGCTTCCAGAACCGCGTCGGGGTCGTCCCAGCGCTCTGGCGTAATAAACACGTCATCCCAGAAAGGCGCGACCTTCAGGCTTTCTGCTAGCGCCGTTTTCTGCGCGACGAAGTCGGCCGGGCGGGCCGTGAAAGTAACAGTAACCAGCGTATCAAACACGTTAGATGGAATGCCTAAAAGCCGACCGTAAAACAGCGGAACAGCAGCAGCATCATCAACGCTCATGCTGAACCATGCCCAAATCTTTCGATCTGGGTTCAAGAAGCCGATACGAGGGTTCTTGATGACCGCTTCCAGAGACGCAAAGTCGCCTTCGGACTGGCTAAAGTTGAACGAAAAGATGTTCTCGTCCTGAACGTTGTGGACGTCAGGGTCGAACGCCGTTCCCGCGTCAACCCATGCGAAATAGAAAACAACCTTAGGCATCAAATTTCCTCAAGGTTCAGCGTGAAGCCGACTTTCGCGCCCCACTCGTCGGTGTTTACTTGGTACCCGACCACTTTCATGACCAGCGATGGCCGATAAAAAGTATAGTCACCTTCAACGCGCGAAGACCCGGCAACGACCGCGCGCTCGGGAGAACCGCCAGAAGTCTTGTAGCAGAGTTCCTGAATGCATCCGACCGTGATCGTATCGCCGGGCCAAAGCCCATCCACGGCAGGAACGTTCTGGTCCGTGGCCGTGATAGAACTTTTGTACTTTTTGAAACCGTCGAAGCTGATGTCTTTTAGCTCACCGTTGACGGTTCTGCGCATGCTGAGCGCAGAGTCGATTGGCTCAAGCGTCTGACTGGCCCCGCGCGTTGAGTACGGCGGGACCCCGATGCCAGAAAGAGTTAGAACTGTATCAGCCATTGCGTCCCCCAACCCATCCCGGCTTGCGGCCAGCACTCAGCGCGCCGCGTGAAATTGCGAATTGCGTCATACGGTCGGCAACGTCATCAGGGGCTATGAGGCCTCGGAATGTGTTGCCGTCGATGTGCAGGTCGAACGACTTGGTCCCGGCGGTAGGCGCTTGCGCCGTGCTGACAGGGCCGCCGCTGGCGTAGGCAAAGCGAGGCGCTTGTGGCATCGTCACCAGCCCGCCCATGTTGAACCCGCGACCTATTATGGCGCTCAAATCCAGCTTGCCGCTGTTCAGCGCATTCAGAAGCCCAAGGCCGTACTTCGCAACGGACTTCGCCTTTATCACGTACTCACCATCGGATAGCCAAGCGCGGATGCTGTCAGACGTCGATGTGCCAGCACCACGAATGTACCCGCCGCCAGCCGCGCGCACAGAGCTATCGCTACCGGCCGCGCTGCTGGTTTCGTTTATCAGCTTCTTGACTGAGTTCAGCGCGTCAATGATCGGCTTGATGTACCTCATGATAGAAGCGGACCAGCTAGTAAACAGGTTCACAACGAAATTGAGCGCTGTATTGAACGCCTCTTGGATGGTGTTTCCGATGGACGAAAATACGCTTTGAACCTGACCGACCAACGTGCCGAAGAACGTAACGACTTCAGACCACTTCTGAAGAACGTAGGAAACCACGGAGTCCCACAACGCCGCCGAACTGGTCATAATTTCCGCCCAGACAACCGCAAGATTGTCAGGGAACGTAGTGAAGAAGCTGAGAATAGCGGTACCAGCCGTGATGGCCCTCTGAGAAAACGCGGTCCAGTCTATAGATAGCGCGAGCGCGACCAGCGCAGCAGCTAGCAGTCCTATGGCGATGCCTAGCGGACCTATTGCTGCATTCAGGGCAATGAACGCGACGGTCGCCAGCCTGATAATTGTAATCATTGTGGTGAGCGAAGAACTCAGGGCGGCAACAGACGCTATAACAAGAAGGAAGGCCCCCGTCACATTGGTCCCGAAGATTGCGTTCAATGCGGTTGCAACCGTGTTCAAGAAAGTCATAAGCCCTTGGAAGGCCGGTATCACGGCTCCGCGTATGATGGCGACAACAGCCTGCGCGCCTTGCAGAATGCCTTGAGCAAACTGCTGAAGCTGCGGGCCATTGGCCTCAAGGAAGCTGGATAGAGACGCAGCGGCATCATCAATGAACTTTGCTATCGCCGCGCTGTTCTTTTCCAGAAGCGCAGAAAGCTTGTCCAGCAGCTTGGCAAGTACCGGACCAAAAGCATCGCGGGCCTTGTTCGCTACCGTGTCATAAGCGCCGCCTAGCGTAATGAGCGACTTCGTAAGTTCGACGCCGTAGGTGTTGTTTAGCTGAGCAAGAATGTTGCGGTCTGCGGCTTGCTTCTCAAGCCTCTGGTTTGCGGCTAGCGCATCGTCCTGCGCCTGTTGGACTTGCTGCTGAACATTCACGCTATCGCGGTAGCTATCATTCAATTCTTGAAGTGCTGCGCCGTAGTCGGCATAGCTGGTTTTGCCCTGAGCAACCGACCTGTTTAGCTGGTTAAGCTGGCTCTGGTACTGTGCCGCCCCGGCAACCGACTGCGCGTTCTGCTGGTTATTCTTCTTCTGGGACTGAAGCCAGTTGTTATTGGCATCAATAGCATCGTTGACGCCGCGCACTTGCGACGTTACTGCTGATGCAAACTTAGCCACGCCAGCAACAGCGCCAGCGCCAGCGGTGGCAACGCCAACAATGGATGTAGCGAAAGCAGCTATACCGGCCGCTCCGGTCTTAACGACCCCGGCAAGCGACCCCACTACGGTCGTCAGAGTCGCAAAGTTCTTGGGGGAAATTGCTAGTTGGTTGTTCAGCGATTGCAGCCCGCTAGCCATAGACCCGGTTGCTTTTTCAACCGTACCAGCCGACTTCGACGCAGCCGAAGCTACCTTATCGAATGCCGCAGCGCCATCGTCACCGAACTTCCTGATTTCGTCAGCGGAAGACGACGCGCCGGTCACTTTTATTTCGGAAACTAGGTCCTTGTCGTCGTTAGCCATTGGCCATCGCTTTCCTGAAGAAGGTTCCCATTTTTCGCGAAACCTCAGCAGCTATCTGCCTAAGGTGGAACTTTTTCGGTATCGTCACTTGCTCTTTACCAAAATACTTAGGCCCGTCATCGCTAAATAGAAGCGGTGCCTTGCCTTGCCGATCAACTCGAAACAAAGGGCTTGGATAGTCCCTCGCCATCACACCCTTAGCATCAGCGGCAAATTCCAACGGTATCCACAGCAGTGGCTTGCCCCTGATTACACGACCCTCTTCGAACACAACCCAATAAGGGACCGAATGCGTCAAGCGGATGGTTATGTCAGAACGGCTCTGAAACGAAGTACGCGCCTGAAGCCCTTGCTGCCACCGATCAGAACGGAAGTTACCGGCTCTTGCGATGTCAGCACGGCCGCGCGTGAGCAATTCGTTTGCTGCGTCACGCGCGGCTTGCTGCGCCGCCTTAATCTGACGTTCGCTAAAACGTCCGACCCGGTTCTTAAGCTTGCGCCCAAGTTGGTCCCCGTCTTGATATACGATGCGAAGAACCATCGTTGTTACTCAGAGTTTTTGTGCATCTTATCCACAAGGGCTTTGTAGTCCTTGCGGTCAAGTCCGTAGGCCGAACGAAACAAATGCATCAGTTCTAGATTTCTGCCGATGCGTTCCCGGTCGATAAGGGCACCCCATCCTGCAAGCTGTCTGGGGGTGTACCGCCAGACTTCTGCTGGTCTGTGCCCGGCACTGATGCATTTTTGGACGGCGCGGGCGAGTTCGTATCCTGAGCCCATCCACGGCCGCCTTTGGCTTGGTCGATGAGCCTTACCAAGCTGTTCATGAAAGACCGCACACCACGCGGGAATGTCATGTCGGCAATGGCTTCGAGAATTTCCATTTGCTCGCCAACAGCTAGCGATTGCGCGGAAGCAATGGAAGCTGCGTTGTCGGACTCTCCGCAGCCACAAGCAATGATACTGCCAATGGCCGCCGGTATTCCTTCAACGATGGCCAGCGCGACGTCCCCGTTGACGGCGCGCTGGGAAATGACTTGCTTCAAAGCTGGAAACTGCTCAAGCAATCCGAATATGTCATGAACATTGACGCCGCGAACGGTAAGCTGCACCCCGCGAATTGGAACAGTCTTACTGAGCGGTCCGATATCTGCTAGGCTAGGCATAGTGATGCTTCCTTATTGGTTGGGGGGTTTAATGGTAACGACCCCTTGTCAGGAGTCGTCGCTCAGATTGGTCCACTTCATGAGGCCGAACTTGCCCGCGAGTTCGGGCGGGTCGATGTCAGCAGGGGCAACCAGAACGTCGCCTGTGATTTCGACTTCGTTCCACTCTTCAGAGATGAGACCGAACTCACCATTCGGCAGGAACGACACGTTATACAGGTCGACCGTGATTTTAGGGCCGACTTCGTTGGTGCCTTCAAACTGAAGCCATCCCTCAACGGCGTTTTCGCTGAACAACTCCATTTCAGCGCCACCGGCCGCAGCTTCGTCGACCGTGCCGAGTAAGGCCATGGCGACGTTCTGCGGTGTGATTTCGTCGAAGGTCAGCACGACCGTGCATTTCTTCTCGATGATCACGACCTTGTCCTTCTTCTTCGTGCCTTCGCGCGAAGAGAAGTGCTCAAGTGTGGTCATATCCGGCGTTACGGTCAGCGCCGAAACGTTGCCCATATCGCGGAAGGTCAGTGAGCCTTTGCGCTTGAAGCGAACGATGCCCTTGCCGACTTGGTAGTTATCAGTGTTGGGGGACTGTAGAGTGGGTGCCATAACTCAGGTTCCTTTCTGGTGGTCAATTGTTCGGGTCGAAAACGTAACTGAATGAGAAGTCAAGCCTCATTTCGCCTGCTAGCGCGCTACCCGATTTCAGGTCCGTAACGCACCCCGTATATTGCATCTTTCCGTTAGGCCCTAAGATACTGAGCAAGGCCGTGTCCGTTGCAATCTTCTTCACTATCTCCATTCGAAACGCGCTGAGCAGTGTTCCCACGTTTACAGCGGAGTCGTTCTGGTTTTTCGGCCGGTACTCTTTTAGCAACAGGTATATTTCCGGCTTGGCCGTATTTATGGTTTTGCTCATGCCCGGCTGGTTTGAACGCGGCGGCGTCATGAGGGCGACGGTCTCGTCGCCATCTAGAATGACAATCGCAGGCCGCTCGGAGTCTGGTACGCCGCCCTTGTTGCGTTTGACCGTAACCACGCCAGTTACGGTCGCCGCAATGGCCGCAAGCCTGACTAGCAGTTCTTCGCGCTTGTCAGCCATCGCTATACCCTCTCCAATGTGATGCTCAAGTCTGAGAACTTTACGGCCAAAGTCACTGTGTATGCTGGCAGCGGAGCGCCGCCTATCTGGTCATTGGCGCTTGCCACTGGCGTGTAGTTAAAGTCCGGCGCGCCGTTATGGCTGGGGAAATCCCGATGCCCTTTGTAGGTGTTGGAAAAAGCCATCCATTCAATTCGATCCGGTTCAGGGGTCCCCGGCACCGTTTCAGTTTCAACATGATGTGATACACCGGCATTCAGGAAGGCAGCACGGGCTTCCGCTTCTGCCAGCGTTCCCCATACGGAGTCGTAAGAAAAACTGGCCGCGTGGTCATCTGGCGGCACGCCGGGAAATGGCTCACCGAAATTGTACCAGACCCAATATGACGTGATCGGCATGCCGGGGTGGTCACTTCCGGTCGCTGGCGTGCTTATCTCGATAATAGCTTGAGTGGCGTTCGGCCCAAGCGCGCTCTTGATTTTTCTCAGGTTGAAGAACAGCAGCGCATCGCTGGTCATGCCCGGCCTATCGCCGCCAGTGACTACAGCCTCGTGCGGCGAGCCTAAGGCGCTCCAATAGTACAACCTTTCAAGCATCGCGTTTGATATTGGGTTCACAACCGTGGCAGAGCCTATCTCAGCATCAAACTCTTTAACCACAGAGTACGGGTTAGATGGACCGACGTCCAAACCTTGCACACGCACCGAATAGGACCGCTGCGTATTGTCGTTGTGGTACGCGTTCAGCCACAGCGCAAGAAGCTTGGTGCCTCCTAGCGCGTACTTGATTGGGTTCTGGAATGGTCCGATAGGAACGGCCATTACAAACACACCCCCGTGAAGAAGTTAGCCGCCGTGTTGGTCGTTGAAGTGAAGCCGTTGTTCGTCTGACTCCATACCTCATAATAATCAGTGCCGTTGGCCTTATCCACGACAGAAATGGATTGCCCGTGCTCATACGAAGCTGATGCTGCCGCTGCATTCATAGAGATGGCTAGCGGACTGCCGTTTTTATAGATTAAGATGCGAATGTACTGCAAGCCAGACGCAGCGGTTTTGCTGAACGCGGCTGATATTGACACAATACCAGCGGGGGGAGTCCATCTGGAATTTGATGCATCATAGTGCCCGCCGTCGTCGAACAGTTCTCCCGCGTAATTCATTTTTGCGAGCACGTTTCCAGTCCCAACCGTTTGCTGGACGCCGTTATTATGCGCACTGAAAGCGGCCTTCACGCCGCCTGCTGGCAAATCCTTCCATGACGTATCGAAGTCCAAACCCGAGTCCTTGGTGAGCACCTGATTGGTCGTGCCTCCAGTGGGAACTCCCTGACCATCAGCGCCATCCGCACCGTCAGCACCCGGAGCGCCGGTATCACCTTTTGCGCCGTTCAGCATGCCGCCGCAGAAGTAGGTGCGCTGGTCGTTGTCAAACGCAGTGATTGCGCTGATGCCTGATGGTATCTGAACGAACAACTCATAGTAGTCCGTTCCGTTCGCTATGTCCGTGATAGCCACAGGCGCGGGGCTGCCGCTAGCGCTAGCCAGTACCGCAGTCGAAGACGCGAAAATCGAACCGTTCTTGTACAGGTTGAGCGCGACAGTTCCGCTTCCAGTAACCGATGCAAAATTTGCAAAACCAGCGATAAACACCTGACCGGCTGGCGGCGTCCACCTGTAGGCGGACGTATCGTAGTGGTTTCCGTTGTCATAAGCTTCAACGCTGAACGCAAGCTGGACGGCCGCAGCGCCGCTGCCTAGCGCTTGATTTGACGCCAAGGTTGCGCGGAAGCCTATTTCCGCGCCGACAGTCGCTTCGCCCGGTGGACCTACAAGATTGGCAACAGAAGCGCCCCAAGCGCCGCCGACCTTTGGGCCGTACAAGTCACCATTCGCCACATCGACGTACACGTCGCCGTCATTGCCTAAGGCGTCAGAAGGCGCTCCGCTGCCAACATGGATGCTGGTGCCATCAGCGCCATTTGAACCGTCAGCACCATCAGCACCGGCCGGACCTTCGTCCCCCGCCGGGCCTCGAATGTTGCCAGTCGCGGACCCCCAAGCGCCAGCAGTTTTCGGACCGAACACAGCGCCATTTGTGATGTTTACCCAAAAGTCACCGTCAACGCCGTCACCGCTAGTTGGGTTGCCTGCGCCACCCAAGAACGACACACCCTGCAAGCCGCTGCTGCCTGCTGGCCCTTTCAGATTTCCTATTGGCACTGACGTCGACCACGCGCCAGCCGCTTTAGGTCCGTATACGTTGCCAGTGGTCGAATTTACCCAGAAATCACCGTCAACACCATCGCCACTGGAAGGATTGCCAGCGCCGGAAAGAAAGCTTGCGCCATTAGCACCGTCAGCACCGTCTACCCCGTTAGAGCCATCCGCTCCCGGTGCGCCGGGCGCGCCGTCAGCGCCATCAGTGCCGTCAGCACCGGCCGGGCCTTTTATGTTTCCAGAAACGCTGCCCCAAGAACCGGCGGCCTTCGGGCCGTACAGGTCGCCATTCGTAAGATTGACGTACACGTCGCCGTCATTGCCTAAGGCGTCAGAAGGTACACCGTCTCCGGCACGAATGCTGGTACCGTCAGCACCATCCGCACCAGCAGCGCCGTCAGCCCCAGCAGCACCATCAGCGCCCTGCGGTCCGGGTTCGCCTTGGATACCCTGCGGACCGGGTTCGCCCTGAACGCCTTGTGGTCCGGGTTCCCCCTGAATGCCCTGTGGACCGGGTTCCCCCTGAATGCCCTGTGGACCGGGTTCGCCCTGAGCGCCCTGTGGGCCATCAGCACCATCCGCGCCGTCAGCGCCTTGCGCGCCAGCCGGGCCAGTCAGATTGGCAACAGCAACGCCCCAAGCGCCGCCGACCTTTGGGCCGTACAAGTCGCCGTTGCTGAGGTTGAAGTACAGGTCGCCATTGTTGCCCAAGCCGCTTGCGGGAGCGCCAGCACCGACCCGAACCATGGCACCGGCAACTCCCGGCAAGCCGTTACTTCCGGGTTCGCCGTCAGCACCGGCAGGTCCACGAATATCAACCGCGTCGGCAATGACGGCAGTAAAGCCGGTAATCGCCACATACTGACCAATATTGCCGGGCTTCGCGCCAGCGCCGCCGATCCAGTCGTCGAGCGTGAGAACGCGGCGCGCGCCGTCATTCGTGATGCTGAATACAGGCGACCATCCAGCAGTGCCCTGCAAGCCTTGCTCGCCGTCAACGCCTTGCTCGCCGTCAGCACCTTGCGGACCGGCCGGGCCTTTGATGTTAGCGACCAAGGTCCAGCCAGAGTCCCCGCCTGACCATGTTACAACTTTTGTAGCGCCCTCCGTCCACAGGTCGGTGATTTCGCCTGTGAACATCGTGACGATGCCGTAAGCAAACTCCCAAGTGCCGGAAACAGGAACACCATCGACAACGGGGGTGTATGGGTTTATATCCGCCGTTATGTCGCCGTCGAAATAGATGACAAGCGTGTTCACGCCCAAAGTTTGCGTCGTGAACATGCCCAGCAGGTCGGCAGCCATCGGCTCGCGCGTTATCGAGCCGAAATCGAAACCAGTAACGGCGGCCGTGCCGTACCCTATAATTGTGCCAAACCCGCCAGCGTTCCCGCATGTGATGTCAAAAGAAAGCGGACCACCTGAAGCTAGTTTCTTCCAAATATCGCCGCTCAGTTCGTCGAGGTAAAGCTGATTGACAGCGCCAAGCCCGGAGTCCGGCGGGCCCTCCCCGGTGAGAATATCAGCACCCTCACCGATGATAACAGCGCCGGGGTCGCCGGGTACGCCCTGCGTACCTTGCGCGCCTTGCGTGCCCCTGATGTTGACAGCGTCCTCAATGTTATCGACCAGCCCGCCGCCGCCTACATACTTCCCAACCGCTGGCGGCGTGCCGGTGCCGCCCTGCCAGTTGACGACGCGCTGAACCCTGCGCTCGCCGTCAGCAACGATGGCGAACACGGGCGACCAGCCGTCATTGCCCTGTTCGCCGGGGTCGCCGGGAATTCCTTGCGGGTCGACTACAATCGGAACAGCGGCCGGAACTTCAACTTCAACGACGACCGCGTTATCGTAGTTTACGTCAATGTCTGTCATGACGCGTCGTCCTCATCGTCATTGATACCGCCAACCGCAAGAACAGTGCCCATCAAATACACTTCCTGCGAACCAGAGTCCCAATACTCAAGTTCATAGATGTTCTGCGGCGTGACGCCATCCTTGCTTTTGACCAGCGCTCTGGTCTGCTCGGGGGTTGGCTGAAACTTCATGAGGCCGGTCGCCGGGTTCACGACCGTGATGCCGCCGCTATCCGAGTACGTGGCGCGGAACACCAGAGTTTTGCCGTCCTTCTTGAAAACGCTCAACCTGACATCGTCGAAAGGCACCGGCACGCCGCTGCGCCTGATGGCGAACACAAGCGGGGTCGTGGTACCCCTGACCCACTCCAAAGGATATTCAGTCGGCTTGGTCATAACGGCCCCTCAGCTATATTCAATGACGTTCAGGTCGTAAAAGATGATCGTTCCGTTCGGGCGTGGGCCAAGCACCGGAGTGAGGATACGGTACTTCACCCCGCCGTACTCAACGTCATCTTTCTGATATTCTGGCGGAATGGAAATCCCTTCGGTCGACACGTACAGGCGGCACGCGCCGTCCAAGTACAGCCCGCGTTCTGACGGCTTGTACTCAAGCCGCGCCATCCAAGCGTTGCGCGACGTGCCTTCGCGCACAAGCTTGCCGGGCAGAGGACCGCCCCACCGCTTTATGATGCGGGTTGCCGACCTTTGCGAGCGCGCAAATGGAAACGTTGCCATGTCAGATGCTCACCACGCCGGGCTTGTTCATCCTCAGCAGTTTCAGGAAGCGGCGGCCGTAGCTGGTCGTCGAGTATTCGGAATTGAAGGCCGACGAGTTTCCGGCATTGGCGCGAACGTAGCTCACGCTCATGCCGCCGAACGACTCTGAGGCAATGATACCTTCGCCGCCTGAGCCTACGTCATCGCCTTCTTGGCTGGAGTCCGACGCGAGCAAATGCGCCGTCAGATACAAGATGGCGGGCTGGTAGTCAGCTTCCTGCCATGACTGGTCAACCATGCCGCTGGCTTCGGCCAGCAGCAGCGTGACTAGCTCGGGGTCGGCGTCCCCGAATATCGGGAACCGGGTAGCGAAGTCTTCGGCCGTAGGCAGGGTGAATGGCATACCGGGGGTTCCTCAGCCTGAAAGGGGTCGTTAACCACGAATTAGAAGGCCGCTGTCGGCCCAGAAACCGGGTCTGTGTGCGTTTTTCGAGGACCCCGGCTACCCTCGTAGCGGCCGGGGGCCTCAAGCCCCTCTATGGGGCGGTTGTACTTCCGGCTTTATTCGCCTTTCACGGGACGCCTGACGCGCTCGGCCGAAGCCGGGCTTGCCGGGGTTTCAGCCGTCACTGGCCGAATGCGGCGGCCCCCATGGGCTTCAGCTTCGCCATGACTTTCGCTTCCGCCCAGCGCTTCACCATGAGCGCCGTCAACGTGCTGGGGAATGTCAGCGCCGTTTGGCTGGTCGTTACCATCAGGCTCCGCTTCAGAATGGCGCTGGTCAGCGGAGTCCGCGTCCTCGCTCTCGATACCGCTTCCGTCAGCGTCATCTTGGGTTTTGGCAGTGCTTCCATTGGCGTCATCCTCTTCTGGGTCGCCGGTTACAATGTCACTTTGAACCAAGCCCAGACCATCAGCGGCCTGAGCAAGTGGTTTGACTTCGCGGCCAAGGCCAAGAAGTTGGTCGGCAGTTTCGTGCGCGCCTTTCTGAATGTAGTACGCGGCGTCCTTCGCGCGGCGCGCAAGCGCCACGCGCATTTCGTTCTTGTTCGGGCGCGGCGTGTCAAACGCGCTTTCTCCCAGAACAGAAACGCATACGGCGAGTGCTTCGTCGTAGCTGAGGTTGTTAAAGTTCTTCAAAGCTTCAAGAACGCGCCGCATGAGTGGCGAGGTTGAGCGGTCAGCAATGTCGACCGGAAGAATGACAAGCGCCGGGTCCCGGCCCTTGATGCGCTCAATGCTGCGCGCACTCAACTCGATGCGTTCGGCAGCACCAACCTGAATGTTGCGCGGCTTGCCCTTGGCATTGTGCACGACGCGTTCGCCGTCGCCAAAGTTCAAAAGCAGCACAGTCTCCGATACAAGTTCGGTCTTGGGGGCTTCTGCGGTTTTCATATTTGTGGTCCCTGAGTGTGATGCGGTTCAGCTTTTAGGCAAAAGACCCGGATGACTGTTACGCCATCCGGGTTTCTATCATGCGTTCAACCCGGCGCTGTGTTAGCTCGGATTGTCTCCGGTGATGCCGTCGACGTAGCGCACCGCACCGGGGCGGCGAACTTCGACACCGGCAACGCGGAAGATGCCGGGAATGTCGAAAATCATCGGGCCGGTCTGCCACACGGGCAGGAAGCGATGCGGCATCGGAATGTGCATCTTGATAACCGCCGGGTCGCGGCGGTACACCACCATGCGGCCGACGCCGCCAACGCCTGCCGTTTCCAGACCGCGAACGCCGCGCAAGGTGAGCGGGCGGCCGGTCGTGAACGTGTAGACGTTGTTCTTCAGCAGAAACTCAATGATGGTCATTGAGGTATCGGGGATGCGCTTGGACGCCAGCAGATTGAGCGCACTGATTGGCATCAAAATGGTATCCGCCATTTCAACGGTCAGGGACGCGGTGTAAACGCCGGTCAGGGCGTCGTTCACGTCCTTGAGGATTTCGTCCGCATCCTTGTCGTCCCAGTCGGTGTTGCCGCCGGTAACTTCGGCGGCGTTCACGACCGTTACGCCGGGGTAGTTGATGATGCCATTGAGGTTCTTCGTGGCATCCCCCCGGAAGGCGAGGCTGTCAACGAATTCCTCGTACGCGCGCCGGGCCGCCGACGCGCGGTCGGTGGTCAGGTTGGTGCCGGGGATCATCGACGCAACACCGAGTTCTTCCAGCGTGTAGCGGTAGCCGATGTCAGCCATTTCGATGGCAACTTCGTGGCGGGCGCGCTCAACGTCCGCAACGTGCAGGTCCTTGCCGTAGTGGTTGAACCATCCGGCTTTGCCGGTCTTATCGGACGAGTAGTAGGTAACCGACTTGGCCCACTCGTTTGCCGAAGTATCGACCGGGATGAGGTTCGGGTACTGAATATCCGGGTATTGGATTTCGTACACCTGAGCCTCGATGTAGGCGGTTTGCGATACCAGAAAGCCAAGGGCCTGCTGGGCATCGACCATGTGGTGGCGACGTGGTGACATTGAAGGGCTTCCTTTCCTAGAAGCTGAAGCGATGGTTGGTAGAAAGGTGAGGCGGCGGACTTACGCAGCCTCAGCCCGGTTAAACGTCGGCCGCGTTGGCGAGGCCCGGAACGTAGACTTCGGCCCGCCCGTCAGCGTCCGCCGAAGAAATCCAGCGTGCGCCTTTGATGGGGCCAAGCTTGCCGCTTGCGTTGGTGTTGCCGAAACGGCCGGTTGCGCCGTCGAAGAACACCGGGTCGTCAGCGACCACTGCCTGAACAGGCGATACCCAGACCGTGCCACGGCGAACAATCGCCATGTTCGCGTACTGAGCATACTTGTCGGGGTCGGCCTGCGTATTCAGCGCAGCGATGTCGCGAACGCTGATGCCCTTGAACTTGTCAAGGGTGCCGCCGAGAACGGTGGCCTTGTCGCCGAAGGTGGCAACGGTGCCGACCGAAACGGCAAGGCCAAAGCCGATGCCCGCTTCAGTTTCGACGTTGCCCGTGGTGGTATCGTAGTCCGACGAAGAAATCACGCCCGGCGGCGGCGCTTGGATGTTCTCGGAATAAGTGCTCTGAACGGGTGACATATTGCATTCTCCGCAAGTTTGTCAGTTGAGGCAATTCACGGCGCTTTAAGGGCCTGCCGATTGCCGGGAACGTATACGCGTCTTGTAGTCCAAGCCTGAGGGCCGTAGCCCTCAGGCAAATGCAATCGCCGGCTTCAGTGGGTCGCCACGGCTCCCGCAGTCTTCCACGCCTCAGTCAGCGCGCTATCGCGCTTTTCGAGAGCGGCGTCACGCTTGTCGACAATCGAGTCGCCCTGCACAAAGCCCGGCGCTGCGAACGAGCGGCGTGCGTCAAGCACGGCGCTGGAGTCGGTTGCCTTGACATCGGCCGTCAGGGTGGCGAACGAGATGCTGACCTGTTCGTCAGTCCAGCCCTTCGCGGCCTCGCCCAGCTTCTTGTCGACGACCTGCCGCTTGATTTCGGCATCGGTCTTGCCGTCCACGACCAGCGCGTCCCCGAGAATGGCGCGCGCCTTGCCGGAAACCACAGCCCGGTCAGCGACCAGCGCGTCGAGTTTGGCCGGGGTCAGCTTGGCGTCTTCAACCGCCTTCTTCAGCGTTGCCACTTCAGCGGTGAGGCCGTCGCGTGCGGTGGTCAGTGTGGTGATGGTCGCCGCGTCTTCGGCTTCCTTCTTCGCGTGGTCGGCCTTCAGTGTGTCCGCAAGGGCCTTCGCGTCCTTCAACGCTTGGGCCGCCGCGTCGAGCGCGCGCTGAACGATCTGAGCGTTCTGGTCGGTCGTGAATTCGACGCTGACGCCATCCACAATAATGGTCTTCGGCATTGGTGTAGTCCTTTCTTCGGTTTTGAAATCAGAAACTAACTTCAGAAGAGAGTCTATAGCGTACGCGACCGCTTCGTCTCCGCTGTCAAAGGCTTCCTTGCCAGATTGCTCAAGCAAGGAAACGTAGACCTTTTCGCCATCGCCAATCGGATAACCGGGGGCGATATACGAATTCTCTTTTTCCGGCTTGCCGGTCTTTTCGAACTTGCCGTCCGAAATCAGTTTGACTGCTGCGGCAAAACTATTGCCGTCCAGCATCGTGAGCGGTGCCTTGTCGCCAACAGCAAGCCGGTAGCCGCCGCGTGCGAACTTCACGAGGGCGATGTGATTGCCTCTAATTTGGGTTTGAATGGCGTCGTACTGCTCGCCTGACGGAGTCTTGCCGTCCTGAAAAACGATGTCACAAGAATAGCCGACGCTCAGTTGCTTCTTGCCCGCCTGAATGTCCTTGATGGCGTTGGCGTCCATGAATGACATGGGAACGCGCAGGCAATCGCCGTCACGCGCAACCTCGTCGCCTGACTGGCCGATTGCATAGTCCTTCCAGTTATCGGCAGTGACCGGCACAGGCGGATGGTCGTTTGTGAGCGGACGGTGCGCGAGTGACGCCATGGCGTCCTTGTTGAAGACTTCGTCTTCCGGCCGGTACACCCTGACAATCGCTTTATCCTTCATGCCCACTTCGCTGCCCCGGTAAAGTTGGATACCAGTGCGGGCAACACGCGGGTTTGCAACAAGGTATCCATCTTTCGTAATGCGGATACCGGCGTCGTCGAAGGAAATGCGGTCAACGAGTTCCAGCTTCATGTGCCTATCTCCAATACCGGCGTATCCACGGCGACTCCATCAGGGACTCGCGGTGCCACGGCTTGCGTGAGCCATGGAAGAAAATGATGCGGCTGTTCTTGTCCAGAACGGCAAGCTTCCGAATGTGGCGCGGGTAGCTCACCACGGCAGGATAGCCGAAGCCGTCGCAGTTCTCGCGATGGACCAAGTTCATGCTCAGCCAAGACTGGTCCGAGCCAAGCCAGCCTGCCCTGAAAGCCTGACGCGGGGAAACTTCCGCGTTGAAGTCCGTCCATATCTCGGAAAGGTCCCCGGCCGTGAACATCTGAAGAGAGCCGTTGAACACCTTCGGGTGATGCTGACCGGGCAGCGCCCAGCCCATGAAGCGGTAGCTCTTCGCTGCCTCGATAAGCGGGCGAAGCTGGCCGGTTATGAGCGCATCCAGATCGATGCTCATAATTCGCTCGCCCGCCTTCATGCCCATGGCAGTTTGCGTCGGCGGGTCGTACAGCTTCAGCCGCCGATAGCATGACGGAAGATGATGCTTTGTTGCGTTGGCAAGGTCGTCGTGATCGGACCAAAGCGGGAAGGTTTCGCATTCCACGCCGCGCGGTTCGTCCGTCACACAGACGATGCGATACCTCAAGCCCGCAAGATTGCGGTGTAGCATCGCAGTCATGACGTTGACGTGTTCCGCTCTGTAGACTTCGCGGGCGTTGGGCTGAACCCATTTCCAGAGTACCACATGGAGAAGCGTCATATGACCCTCTCCCAAGCAAACCGTATCGGATTGATTGCTTTGTAAGGCGGCAGCGACTTCTTTCGCATCAGCGCCTTATTGAACGCTACATGATGAACTGAACCCTTGCGGCCCCAGTCTTTCGTGTTCGCGTCGAAGCAATCGTGCGTACGATATACGGTTGTCGAGAAAGCGTCGGTCTGCTTCTCAAGTAGCCCCGCGCCTTGAGCGCAGCGGCGGAAATTCCCGTCCGAGCCATAGAAGCCAGCGAAGTCTTCGTCATACCCGCCCATTGCCCAGAAGTCCGCCACCTTCATGAGGTAGCTGTTGGGGTGAGGCCGGTCCAGCGACTCGCCAGTTACTAGCTTCTGGTTCGGCATGTAGTACGCTTTTGGCTCCGGGTCAATCATGAGCATGGCGGCGGCTTCTTCGGCGGGCAGAATGTGGTCCGCATCCGTCATGAAAACCCAGCGTGTTTCCGCATGTTTCATAGCCAGATTGCGCGCCCCGTCTTGGTTCCAAGGGATATTGGGGACAACCCGGAAAAGGCTGAACCGAAGCGTCGAGGGCAGGCCGCCGTAGTCCCGGTAAGCCGCCTTGGCCGGGCGCTTCGGTGACCCGTCGTCGACCACGATAAAGCGCATGCGCGCCCTGAGGGCTTGGGGGTAGCGCTCCCATTCCTGAAAGTGGCGCATCAGCATATCGGCGTTTTCATAGTACGCCATGACAAAAGTACACACAGGTATCATGATGCAATCTCTGCGAAGTAGCGGGTTTTGAGTGCAGGGCGGTCGTCCTTGTAGCCCAACGAGGAATTGCCCTCACCGAACTCATGGTCGACCAAGCATGGAATGCGGTAGCCGATGGCTAAGCCGCGCGAGCGTATCGACTCCGCGACAATGGCGTCGACGTTCTTGTTGTACTTTCCGTTTCTCAAGAAAGCATCGAAGGTTCGGCATGCCAACAATCGCTCAGCCTGCGCTCGTGAGAAAACCAAGCACTGCGCCCCCCACGTTTTCATCCCATGGTTTGCCGGATACCAGCCGGGCATAAGCGATGCATTGCCGCGCATTCGTTCGATGTCATTAGTGACGCGCACCGGGGCATAGAGCGATAGCGCCCCTGTGCTGGCAAACTTCTTCGATTGCGTGAACGCAGAAAGGTCGTTCATGAGGACTTCGAAGGACCGGCTTGCCCAGCTTATGTCGTCCTCGCAAATCATAAGCCAGTCGGCGTCACGGCAGTACGCGAATATGGTACGCAGCGCGCGGTGCCAGTTTCGCAGATTGCCGTAGGTCTTTCCGTCATGCACGACGCCAGCGGTTGCAACGCCCAAAGTTGGGCGTGCCGGTCCATCTGCGAAAACGGTCGTGCTCACCGAAACGAACCCAGCGTCGCGATAGCTGAGGAGCGAGTCGGTGAGCGTTGGCCGTGGGCGTGGGGCAGTGATTATGCCAGTTGCTATCTTCACAGCGTTACCCACCAGTATGACGCGCTCTTGAGATAGCCGTCCTTGACGCCCTTGGGCGGAAACTTCTTGACGTGATGCTCGGCTTGGATGCCGAACTCTTCCTTCACCGCATCCATGACGCCCGGCCACAGGTAGTCGTCGCCGCTCATGACGCCGCCGGGCTTCATCTTCGGAAACCACGCCTTGATGTCAGCCTTGACCGCTTCGTAGGAATGGTCGCCGTCAAGCATCAGGAAGTCAACGCTGTGGTCAGCGAAATGTTCGGAAGCCTCGACACTGCTCATGCGCATCGGCTTGATTAGATGCTGAACCGGAAGCGTGTTCTTCAGGAACGCCTCGTACGGCTGCACGGTCAGGTCCTTGTAGTGCTTGGTGTGGCGCAAGTCAGGCCCGCCGTCAGTCCATGGGTCAACGCAGGCGAAGCTGATTGGCTTCTTGCTGTTGAAGATTTCAACGCACATGAGCGCCGCCGACCGGCCCAGCCACGAGCCTACTTCGACGAATTGCGATGGCGTATCGCTGGGAGCGCGCTTAACCGCGTCGATGTATAACTGCGAGAACGCGGCCCAGCCGGGGATGCTGGCATAAAAATGGTCCATGGGGTACTCCTCAAGTGTTGGGCAAAGCGAATGCTTGCCTACGCAGATAGGAAAGATGCAGTCATCAAAGGCGCAAGGTTCAGGTCCGTGCGGCATGGCATTGACTAGCGCCAGTCGTCAGCGCTGCCGAAGGCAAGCAAGTAGCCTTGTGAGACCACAGTCAGCCACAGGAAGGCAGACGCGACCGTTAGGCCAAGAATTGCGCCGACGATTGCAATAGCTGCGGCGGCGTACATGCGGTTCTTTTTGTTGGCCCAGTCCTGAGCGGCTAACCAAGCACGAACCCGATTTAGGAAGTCAGCCATTTCGGCCCCCTGTTGTTTGCTACGGAAAGAACGTTACGCAAAAGCTGTTACGCGGCGGCCTCGTGCAGTTCGCCCATGCGGCCTAGCTCGATTTCCTTGAGCAAGACCTTCCACACGTCAACGCCGGTCTGGTCGGTGACAACATCGCAGTCGATGAAATTGCACGCGGCGAAGGCTTCCATGGCCCAATGCGCTGAGCATTCGAGAACGTACCAGCGGCCGTTCTCCCGGTCGCGCACCAAGTCCGCAACCGCCCAAGGAAGCGACTCGCGCTCGAAGAAGCGGCCGGAAAAAGCCAGCGCTGATGCTATCTCGTCGTCGACATAGTTGATCGGCTCGGCGCGCCTGCGTTCGTCATTGTACCGGCGAAGCACCATGCGCTTTCGGCCGATAGAAACGACGCGCAGGTCGTACTCGTTATTCGGGATAACTTCCTGCCACAACAGGTACCCGATTTGCTTCTGGCCGTACCGGGCCTTCAGGCCACGGTCGCTGAACGCAAACTTGATTTCAAGCTTGGCCGCGTCGTACGTCTCAACGAGCCTGACGTTGTGCGAATTCGTGCCTTCGACCGCCTTGGAATAGAACGGAAAGCAGTTTCCGCTTTCAATGAACGAGCGCGCCGAATGCGGTGTGTGAAAAACGTGCGTGCGCGGCATCCACCGGCTCAAGTGGCGCGCTTGCGCCATCTTGTCGTCGAACAGTTCGGCCGACCGCATGCCCGGTATCAGCAGCAATTCGCCGCGCAGGGATAGCTTCTGCATCATGCGTTTGTGGGCGGTTCGCACGCCGGGGTGGTGGTGCATGTGCACGAATGCCACGCCTTCGTCAGGCATGCCGGGGTCGTCGAACATGATGGGGTCGTGCCCGCCATCCTTGGCCGCAAGGTACAAGCCCTGCCCCCAATAATGCGCGTCGTCGAAACACCAAATTTTCATAGCCCTATCTTTCTTCCAAGGTTGTGATGCTGTCAGTGGTGGTCTTCGTATCTGGGGCAAAGCGCGCGTCCCTTGCCGGAACGATAGTACAGCGGCAACGCGGGTGCGCCGGAATGAGTGACCGCGCTTCGTTGATGGTGTACGGCCCTTCGTCGGCTATATCCTCGCAGATAGGGCACACGTTGTCGTCACCAGCGGTTCTGACGCGGACCAGCTTCAGGCGGTTCAGCCGGGCCTCTTGCTGTTCGATGCGCCAAATGGTCGAAGCGCTTGGCGTTCGCGTCCTGCTGATGCGCGAGCCGAAGCCGCCGCCTGTTCTGCCGGTGATGCGGCGCTGCTTTCTGGCGTCGGCGGTCAAACCGGGGCTTGGCCGGGTTTCGGGTATCAGGTTGACGCGCGATATGCCCGCAAGTTCGTATACGTCCATCGCGGCTTCGTTGAACGAACGCACCACCATGAACTCGGAAATAGCCTTCACGCGCGCAATGCCGATTGCCTCAATGCGCCCGAATATGGCGCGAAGTATTACGCCGGGCTGCTGATCTGACAGCAGCCCATTCGCGACCACGCGCACTACCTGTTGCGATAACGCTTCAGCCACGCCCTGAAGTTCGACGTAGGTGAATTTGTGAAGCGTATTGATGCGCTCTTGCCCGGCCAGCGGGTGGAATGCCCCGGCCAGTTCTTGCGGGACTTGCGAGCGGCCGAAGGCTTCCCCCTTGGCGTACGCCGCTGCGATAAACGGCTTGAGGTATTCGCCGGAGTTTTCAAGCACGGTGTTTTGCAGCAGATTGTCGAACATGCGTTGAAACATATCGACTTTGCTAGCGCCGCCGGTCGCTATTTGCGCGGCCATCATTGACGACATAACGCTCTTGACGTTCAGACCAAGAAAGTCATTGCCGATAAGCTGCGCCCTGAGTATCGGGCGCAGGCCGTTGAGTTTGATGACCATGGCCGAAAGCATGGCCCTGCGCAGCGTTCTGGTCCCGGTCGGGTCTAGGCTACTCAGCGCCGCGTCCGAATAGACCTTTGAGCAGCATGAGCATCCAGCGTCATGCAGCATGCGCCCTTTATAAGCTAGGCTCACAACTTGGTTTCCTTTGCGTCGGTCTCGCCGTTGAAGCCATCAGGCTTAAGTTCTTCGAATATCTCGGGACCGAACATCAGCACCCCTTGATAAGGCTTCACCTTGCTAAGCTTGTCCGGGCCAATGCCAGCGTAGCTGATTGTAACGTGCGGGTTGTAGTCTTCGAAGTCGAACGAGCACCCCATTTCCCGCAAACGCATATTGCGGTAGGTGAGCGCATCGCTTCCGAACACCAAGGCTTCGGCCTTGCCTAGTTGCTCCATGACGCGCGGGCCGCCCGGCTTCACGGTCAGGTTGCCCTTGTCGTCCTCGCCCCAAGATGCATCCGACATTTTGATCCAATCAACTTCAACTTTGGAAGCTATGAGCGTGACGTGCAGGTCTTCAAGAATGGACGTGAAGCCCTGCGACTTTGCCCATGCCTTCAGGTCGTCGATGTTCAGAAGCTTGCGGCTGACGTACAGCGTGCGCGGCGTGGCGTCGTCAAGCCGCTTCTTCATGGTCCTGAACATGCCCGGCTTGAAGCCGCTGTCTCCAACGGCGCGCTTGCCCGGCGTGCGCGTCATCCGCTTTGGCGTGGCCTTCGTTGCCGGGTCATTGCCGCCGCCTTCCGGGTTCATCTGATCCGGGTTGGCGTTCGGGTCGTTTTCGGAGCGCGCGGCGTTCGGGTCGTTATTGGCCGCAGCGGCAGCAGCGGCAGCAGCAGCTTCTTCTTGGGCCGCAGCGCCCATGCCATCGTACTCTTCAAGTATCTGCTCAAAGCCGGGGTACGTGCCGTCCTCGATAAGCTGGGCCTCACGCGCGTGCTTGAGCACGACCGGGTCAACAATGTTGGCGTCAACGTCAATCTTGAACGTATCGGCTTTCGACTTGTCCGTTTCCGCTTTTTCCTTTGCGGTCATCTGCCAAAGGCTGTTCCACAGATAGAACAGTTCTTCTGGATGCTCTCCCATCGCGGAAGGAATGAGCACGTTGTCCAACCGGGCCAGCGCCGGACTGATGTGCACCTTCTGGATAGTGCCCACGTTGTCGTAGTAATTGCGCAGGTCGGACTCGCCTGTTGCAGAAAGCCCGGCCGGTGACTGGCCTAGAAAGCGGGTTGCCGGAATGTCACCGGCACCAGACGCAATGAGCAAGGCCATTTGCATCATGTCAGGCAAGCCTTGAAATGTGACGTTCTCCCGCTGCCATTCTTCTTCCTTGTCAAGCAAGAGGATTGAGTAGACGCCTTTTATCATGTTGGCGACCGCGAACCGCTTCGTCAGCTTGTCCTCGTACGCCTTGGTTGACATCTGTTCGCTGAGGCCGGGAATGCGGATGATGTCAACCTTGGCTTCCGCAACAAGCTGCGCCGAAGAATTGGTGACGATACCGGCGCTCTTGATGGCGTCCATGGTCGACTGAAGGATGCTGTCACCCCAGACTTCGCCATTCGTCATTGCGTCCTGCCGCTCTTCGCCAATGAAGCGCACGACACGCGAAGGATGGAAGCGCGTACCCTGAATGCCGCCACCGGCTTCAGTGGACGTGTAGGCGCGCTCGTAGTATTCAGGCTCGCCGAAATAGGGCGAACCAATATCCCTGACCATCGGGCCTGTGCTGACATCGTAGCGGCTGACGGCGTGCACGAACTGAAGGTCGCCAACCTTCAGTTTGTTGTAGTCCAGTTCGTCGGCGTTCTTGCCCTGATTGACACCAAGAATAAGCGCGCCGCCGCCGTACAGCCGGGCCTTCTGTATCGCCAGCATGGTCTTGCGCAGAATGCTCAGGCTTTTTTCAAGGTCTTCAATTGCAGTGATAGCATCTGGGTCACCCTGCCAAGTTCGCCATTCGCGCGTGGCGTCGTACGGCGGGATGTTCACAAGCTTGCGGGCAACCCAGTCGGCGCGATAGGCCGCGTCGGCTTCAGCTTGCGAGAATACTGGCAAGGTGAAGACGGTTTGCATCATCTTGTCTTTTTCGGTGCCAAGCCCGCTCAGCAGGCCGGTGAGCGTATCGACCATGCGGCCCATGAAGCCAGTGCCGTCGCCGGATTGCTTCTTGCCTGCGTTGATAGGAGTCGCGCTGTTAGTCTTCGGCATTGTGTTGGTCCTTTCCTAGACCCAGCTTAAGGAAGTGTCATAGTTGTATTTCTTCGTAATCAGCTTGGCGAATGCGCCAGCAGCGGCGTCGACTTGGTCCTTGTACTTGCCCGTAGGGAACGTCTCGTGCTCGTTGATGAAGTCCCTATTCCAAGGCTTACGCAATAACTGGATGTTGCCGCCCTGCTGTTGCGCGGCGTACGGCTCTGCTCTGGTTTCCTTGTCGCCTGTAACCTTATCCTTGAATGCAAGCAAGCCGCTGAGGTTCTGAATGGAGCGTTCGGCCGACTCCAGTCCACCGCTGCCCGGCTCTTGCTCAAGCCATTGTTCGGTGCGCCCATTGGCAGCATCCATTTCAGCGGTTTGCCGAATGCGGCTTTCGCGCGTGTACGCGTCCCACTGGCCGCGCACCACGTCCTCGACAATATACATTCCGTCATTCATTAAGTGCATCAGCACGCCAGCGGTGTACGCGCCGCCGTCCATGGTGCCTGCCTTATCCCAATAGCGCACAGAGCGCTTGATGTCCTTGCGGCTGAAGCTGGCAACTATCTTGAACTGAGCAATCGGGAAGAAGCCGCCGCCAGCGATAATCGGGTCCTGCTGGTACAGCGACTCCCACGACGCCGCCGTGTACGCGCCCTTGCGCTCAAGTATGAATTCCTTCGACTTGAATTCGGGAAACAGAACATCGCCTATCTGGCGCGGCTCATTGTTTTCCTTGATGCTCCTAGCCGTAGCCAAGGCCGGATAGCGCAGTACCTTAGTGTTTGGGAAATGCTGGATGAAGCGACCGGCCGGGTCGTCCATATGCCAACGCGTCATGATCATCAGCATTCCGGCGTTATCGTCAAAGCGGCTGAAGAAGTCGTCCATCAGCCACGCCCACACCTTATCGCGGTTCTGCGGGCTTTGCGCTTCCTGACGGCCTTTGATCGGGTCGTCGATCACGCCTAGGTCGAGCGACTTGCCGTTGATCTGGCCTTCAACGGTGGTGTTGCGGAACGAACCAACAGCATCAATGAACTCAAGCAAGTTGCTGTTGCGTATGTAGCGGCCTGAGCGCTCACCGCCTTGCAGCGGGCTAAGCTGGGTCAGCGGAAACGTCAGGCGGTACTTTTCGTCATCCATGGTTCTCTGAATGACGTTGTTCGTATTGACGCCAAGGTCAGCGGAGAACGAAGCGAAGATGGACCGCAATGAATTGTTCTTGCCGGATACCCAACTCAGGAAGTCCTGAACGGCGCGGCTCTTGCCATGCTGCGGTGGTGCCATCAGCAGCATTTTCGGCCGGTGCCCATTGACCAGCCTGACATAGAACTGCTGTAGCTCGTGGCTGACTTGCTTTGCCCACCACCCACGCTTCAGCCTGTGGTCCATGAACTGCCGGAACGCCCAGAAGTTCTCGCGCGACTGCATCGCGTAGTAACGCGCGATAAGGTCGGCGTCTTCCAGCGTGTATGTACCCTTGGGCTGAAATGCGATGTTCATTTTAGCTGAACCTAGGGGCAGGGCGGCGGCGGTATTCCTTCTTGTTCGACCGCAAGACCTGATTTCCGCCGAATGACATAGTGGCGTGGTGCGCGCAGTAAGGCGAAGGCCGCGAGTATCCGCCCTTGCTGCATCTCTGGTTTCCGCAAACGATAGTCACGCGTCCTTCGGCCATGCCGACCGGCCACATGCACTGATGGTCACAAGCGTCCAGATACGGAACGTTATTGGCGGTTGGCTCGTACGGTGGCTCAGGCTTGGGCTGCTGACTGGCGACTGCCTTCGCCTTGCGTTCGATTGACTGAGCCTTCTGCGCCGGTCCACGCGGGCGCACCATGCGCATTTTAGGGCCGTTGTGCCCGAACTGCATCACCGACGCGCGCGGGTACTTCTTGTTCAGCCCCATGCGTGTTGCTTTCGCTACCACTGCGTTTCTGGTGACCCCGGCGTTGGGATACGTGCGGTTCAACTCCATGGCTATTTCTGAAATCCTCAGATAGTTGGGCGTGCCGGGCATTGGCGCATACAATCGCACAAGGTCCTTTTCCATTTGCTCAGGCCAGACGTACCGCTTGGGCGCGCTCATGACTTTGCGCTCCCGGTCTTGGCGGCATAGAGCGCAAGGCGGCTTTCAATGCCGGGGATCAATCCTTCATTGAGCATCGCCGACGCTTTGCGCGGGTCACGGTCCATGCAAGCTATCAGAACCGCAGCGAAGGCATGTTCCGCCGTTACTAGGATTGAGGCACGGTCACTGGAAGGGTCGCGGCCATCTAATATCGCTTTGGCTGCAATGATAGCGCGCTCGGTGTCTTTCTTGCTCTCGCTCATGATTTGCTTCCTTCGATAGTTTTCTGCGGCGTGCGCACCGGCAACGGCGTGACGTCGATGAGGCTAGGCACGCGAATGCCACGTTCAGCCAGAACCTTCTCGAATTCCTTCAGGCCCATCTCTTGCTGCCCGCTATTGGGTTGGTTCGTATTATTGATGTTCAAGTTGCCTTGTAGCTGAAGAGGAATAACCGACTTGATGAGCGTCGTAAAAGCAACGGGTTCGGCGCGCGATAGCCAAGTGAGATAGCCGACCATGCCGTCCTTGCCCTTGCCGTCATAACCGCTTTTGTCCATCGCAAGGGTGAGGGCTTCCTTGACGGTGGTCGTTATTTTGTTTTGAACGCCCTTCTCACGGCCTCCCCCGTTTCGGCTTCCTTTGGGGGTTCTGTACAGGTTTGTGCCGGGAATTCGTTCGCGTTTCTCGCTTTCTTGGCCTGTGATGGGGCGTTGTTTACGTTGCGCTTGCATGGGTATTCTTCCGGGTTTTCTTTACTAAAATAGCCTGAGTGCGATTGTCTCAAATGGGGCTATGCCAAATGAGAATTCAACGGGTTTGATTGTCTATTGCTGGCCTGTAGTTCTTGAACGGTGGGCGGTTGGTATTGGGCAGAATGCGGCCCCGATAATAGGTGCCGGGGTATGGGTTATTCGGTACTAGTTTCTCGGATTGAAGGGTACGGGTGTCGGGGGCATGATGCTCTGAGGAATTGGCGCGTGCGCGGGTTGCCCAAAGGGCTAGGGCTACAATCGCGATTGCCAGAATATAGCGTTCGGCCGTGGTCATGCTTACGCCCCGTTTTCGGGCGTGCGATATTGGCCGGTTTCTGTTACCGGGCCTTTGAACGGTTTGGTGCCTTCGCGGGGTTGGCTCATGAGCGAACCGTCGCCGGGTTCTGGCTTGGGATTGTATGCGTTCAGCGCCAGTACGATGGTCGCTATGTTATCGGTGACCTTGTCGAAAAACTTGCCTTCGGTGCTGGCGGCGCAAAGGCGGCTGAGTTCATCGGCTAGTTTCTGGGCGTAGCCCTCGGGGACCGGCTGGGCAACCTGAGCGGGCTTTGCGAACAAGTCCCTGATGGCCGCTTCGCTGAGTTCTGGCGCTTCCGCTATAACTAACTCGGGGCGGCCTTGCTCAGCTATCTCAGCGATGTTCTGAAGGAATGTTTCCAGAAGGTTGAGGCCAGCTTGTGAAGCCTTGAGTACATCAGCCGGTTGCGGTTCGGGTACGGCTATGGCCCGTATCAGGTTTATGTTGGCGGCAATGCTGGCGCGCGTGCGTTCGTTGCTCATGGTTTGGCCCTCTCGTTCCTTGCCGTCCCCTAAGCCCCCGCCGGAACGCTGGGCGGAAGTCATTGCATGAATTTTTTCAGTTGCAAAGCTTGTCGAGTCGGATGGCTGGCGTTGCTCACAGGCTGAGCGAATGCGCTGCCATCGGCCTGATGTTCAAGAAGCTGAGTCTTTGCGGGGGTTTCTCGGGGGCCATATACCGTGCGCCTTGGCGGGTAATTCCGGGGCGGTATATATACCGGCGGCCGGGGGTGGCCGGGAAAGCCGGGCTTGCCGGGATTTCGGCCGGGGCGGCCGGGGCCGGAACTTAGGGGGTTTCAGGGCCTCCCAGAACCATGCCCAGCGGCCCAGAAACCGGGTCTGTGTGCGTTTCCGGCCCCGGCCCGGTACCTGACCCCAGCCGGGGGCCGGTCAGGGCCTCCCTAGGCCGCCCCTGAGGGTTCCGGGTTCAAGTGACTTTCGGGTATCCCGCCTTATCGGCTGAGGCTGACCCGCGCGCCGTTTTCGTCACGCGTGACCTTGAGAACGCCCGCCATGCGGTTCGTGTCAACGGCCTGATGATCGATATAAAAAACCTGTTGGCGCGTTGCGCGGTCAATGAGGAAGTCGGCCGTGTCACGCACGCCTTCGGGTGATAGGTGGCGCGTCGGTTCGTCAAGGACCAGCAGTTCGCATTTCACCCCGGCGCGCCTGAGCAAGACTTCGCTCAGGGCAACAGCACCAATGAGCCTGAGGCGCTGCGCCTCTCCTCCGCTGAACAATTCCCATTTGACCGCACGGTCGAATTCCGGCTGAAAGATGCTGACATTGAGGCCGGGCTTGACAGTGCCGGTTTTAGTTTCCTTGTCGATGTCATAGCGTACGCGCCAGCTATCCAGCCCGACCGAACTCAGCAATGTTTGCGTCACGCCTTCCAGTTCAGCAAGAACCTCATCAATGAGGTACAGGCGGACCTGCTTAAACCCATCGATCCAGTACCGTGTCAGCCCGATGCGCTTGTCCAGCTTGCTCAGTTTCTTGCTGAGCGCTGCCTTATCGGCTTTCGCGTTATTCAAATCCAGCCTAGCTGTTGCCACGAGCGCGGCATACGGGTTTAACTTCTCCTCGTTTTCGGTGCGCACTTTCTTGTAGGCGTCAAGTTCGGCCTTCACGCGATTGACGTTGCCCTGAGCGCGCGTGCGCGCGTCAACAGCATCGTTGCTGGCGTTCCTGAACTTCCTGATGTCAGTGGCGTGCTGGTCTTCACGCGCGCGGGCTTCGTTATCCAGCTTCTTGGCGGCTTCGACCTTATCGCGGGCCGCATCGGTTCTGGCCTTGGCTTCGTCCAGTTCGTCAAGGATAGAATTAAGGTGAGCCTTCATGGCCTTGGCGTTGAGTTTCGTTCCGCAGTATGAGCAAGCATCGCCGTCCTGATGCTTCTCACGCTTCACAATCAGGTCGTTCTCAGCGCGAACGGCCGCGTCAAGTCTGGCCTTGGCGTTCGCAAGCGCATTGATATGCACGCGCGCGTCGGCTTGGGCTTGGTCAAGCGATGCTTGCGAATGCCTCAGTTCGGTTTCGGCGCTATCGAAGGCAAGGTCTGCATCACCAAGGTTGCGTTGGTGCTTTTCCAACTGTTTTTCCAGATCTAAAATTGTCCGACGCTTCACTTCGTCGGCGTCAGCGCGTTCGTTTTCCCACGCACGCGACTTTACCTTCAGGTCCTCTATTGCATCTTCGGCCTTTTCTATCGAGCGCAGGCATGACTGGTAGTCTGCGTCGACCCGAGTCCGATCGGACTCCAGCGTAGTGGCCTTCTTGCGAGCGCGGCCAATACGATCGTCCCACTTGTTCAGGTTTAGTGTTTCGGATAGCACGTCCATCTTTTCAGTGGCGGTCAGGTCGAAAAACAACGCCTTGCCCTGCCCAAGGACGATTGTGTGCAGGAAGTTTGCAAAGCTTAAGCCAATAAGCCTGTCAATGGTTTCCTGAGATACGACTTTGCCATCAAGCCATAGACCGTTACTGACCCCTTTGCGCCTGATAACGTACCTGTCAAGTTCCGACATAGTAGGTCCGGCCGAAATAGTCAGGCTGGCTTCAGGCGGTTTGGCCCCCTCATGCCATCCCTTCATATCCGGGGTTCTGTGCCCGCCGATGCTGCGGCCGTATAGAACCCAGCTAAGGCAATCGAATATAGTGGACTTCGCAGCGCCATTGCTGCCTAGGCGTGGGCTTACTAGGTTCGTGCCTTTGACGAACCAAAGCCCCAAGCCCATCCGTTCAAGCGGAATGCGCGCCGGGTCCCGATAAGCTTTGAATGATACAATTTCCAGCGCGTCGAAGAACAGATGCATTTCATATCCCCAAAGCTTTCTCAATTGCGTAGCGTTCGCATCGCTTGAATAAGCGCCATTGTGCGCGGTCGTCGCTGGCAAGCCCGCTTCGCTTCCAAATGCGCCGCCTGCGCTGATACGCCTTCCGCATTTTAGATGGCACGGCAACCCAATGCTTATGGCAAACGAAGTTGGTGTACTCAGCTACAGGGTCGCCTTTGCGGTCCCCTCGCGAGCATCGGCAATACGGAACGCTACACATCAGCCGCATGCCGCGCACCCCGTTAGGCTGTGCCTACGTCTGGAACCGTAGGCGACGGAATGACAGGCGGCTCGCCGCCATACAGCGAGTGCGTAGCATCGTGTAGGTAGTTTCCCAAATGAGTAGAAACCTTGCAGGCAGTGTGCTGGTCATGGGATTTGGAAACTATGAGAACTGCGAATGCCAGCCCCACTGTTGCAACAAACTCTTCCGGCGTGATGCCCTTGCTAAACGCTTTCAGCAAGTCGACCATGGCATCAGCTTCGCGCTCGCGCGCTAAATCATTCATAACGTTGAACGCGTACGGCTCTGAGAAAATGCTCATTTGCCCGAGTCCTTATCTTCAAGCAGGTCTAAGCCCTCATCTAGCGTATCGTCGTCCAGCCTATGCCTATCCGCGAACTGCATCAATATCTCTTTATCGCTTATCGCGCTTTCCCCACTTTGAACTTTGGTACTGGCGCGCTTTGTGCGATTGGCTATTACAGGCTCAACACGTTCGGCGCGCGCGCCTAGCTTCTTGGCCTGAGCGTGCACGATATTGACGATAGCGTTCCACGCCGTCATGTCATCAACGTCAACGCGAACCTTTAGAATATCGCCGCTGCCTATCTTGGACTTATAGTCCATCAAGTCCTTGCCGGGATGAACGTGAATTAGCGTCTTCTGCGGAAGGTGGCCGACCGAACGCCATCGGACTTGGTCTTCCTTCAGCAACAGCAGGCGCGGGTCGTAGTCGTCGCCGAAGTCAACGGTGTACGGCGCACCGATATATTCAACCGGCCCAACCTTCTGCGGGTTGTGAACGTCACCGGCAATAACCTGATGCCCTTTGAATATCTCAACGGGTATGCCCTCAAGCTTGCGGCCGTACCCGGTGTCCGCGCCGTCAAACGTGTTGTGAGCGAATATGCAATCGTAGTCGCCCCATCCGTTCTTGATATAAGAAGCCCATTCCGCTTTGTAGTTTCGCGTGTGCGGCAAGAAAAGATAATGCCCGAACGCCTTGCTGAACGGCGCGCCCAGCTTCCGGCCTTCGGTGACACTATCGATGAACCTGAGATTTTCGATATGGCTGACGAAGCCGAAGAACGGATGCCCTTCGTCGTGGTAGTCGTGGTTGCCCATGAGAATGAGAGTCGGGGCAAGCCGGGATATGGCGTCCAGCGCGTTGACAACGCGGTTGACCAGCCGGGCGCTATGCCGGTCTTTTTCTTCGGTCAGGTCACCTAGAATGACGACTCCGTCGACCGCAGCCTTGCTGTTCCGTATCTCATCAATGAAATGCTTTTCAATGAATTCAAAGCGGTAGTCGTCAAGCTTCAGGTCGGTCAGGTGCAGGTCGGTTGTCCCGATTATCATAACTCAGTGCTTCTTTCCCATGTCAGGACCGGGTGCGAAGCCGAACCGTTGGTTAGCGCCAGAGCCAACGCCGCCAATCATTTCTGCGAGCGTCATGCTCATGTCGATAATTTCGCCACTTTCGAACCTCACGCGAAGGAAGGGTTTGTTCGCAAGCGACCCGACACGCTGTATTTCCTTCGCGTCGTCAATGATTTCGATATTTGCCATTCCGTTGAACTTGGTCATTGCTTGCTCCCTTTTATCGGCCTGATGATACGCTTCGGTTTCTGAGTTCTGAACACGCGCGGGGCGCTCATTGGCGGCGGCGCAGCGTATGAAGTCGAGAACGGGTCTTCTCCGGGCATGAGCCACCGCGCGCCTTGCGGAAGTGATATTTTGATGAACGGCATCTTCAGGACGGCTTCAAAGTCGTGTATGTCAACGTTCATGCTTCTGACACTGGCAATCTGTGTGGACCAGTGCAGAAGAAAAACGTCACTGCGCATGTGCATCGGCATATGCTTGACAGCATGCGCGACAATGACAGTGGTTGCCCCCCGGTCCTCCCGAGCTATTAACATCGGAAGTTTGTCAAAAGATGCGGCATGCTCGCATGTTTCACGCCAGAAAGTCGCCAGCGGTCCTGCGTTCTTCAGCATGAACCCGGCATAGTTCAGGTCAGCGTAGCGCTTGCACTCGATGTACCATGTATTTGTCAGCGCGTGCCCGTCCTCGTGAGTAGCGCTGATGTCACCAGCATGCGCGGCAAGGTCCGCTCCCTTCCGCTTGCCAACGGTTGCCCGGCCGCCGCTCATAGCTGCTCTCCAAAAAAGGTCCTCCCTAGCCCCGGCCGAAACCCATTTAGAAAGCAATACACAAATTTCACGCTCAAACTGAGAACCCTTTTGCTTTCCACCACCGGCGCGCATCAGTAATTCCTCCCCGTAAAGCGGCCATCTGTGCCGTTGATACCATAGCTTTGCCGCTCAGGGTGCGTTCGTTTTGTTTTGCTTATCTTCTTTCTAACCGCAAACGGACGTGGCCGACCGCGCAAGGCTTCCGCGTAGCGCGCCGCGCCAGCCGTTCCAGCTTTATGATGCTTTCCATTTCTAACTCCGTCCTCGTGATTGTCCTTGTGATCCCCCCACGCCAAATTAGAAAGAACGGTTCGACTCGTATTGTCATCTAAGTGACGAACTAGATACTTCCCTTCAGGCGGCGGTCCTACATACGTGAGCAAAACTAAATACCCACGCTTGAACCAATTATTTGCGCCATCTTTTCTTAGGCAAACATTGGTGCTTGTGCCGCGTAGGGTATAGGTTTTTCCGTTGCGAACAGACCGCACCACGCCTTCCGTACTAATCGAGTAGTTCGCGAAGCCGGGTATTTTACGCCATCGTTCCGCCCTCATGTTGGGTCCTTTGTCAGTTCGATGTAACAGTTCACTAGCTGGCGGTTATGGGCCGCGCCGTCGCCCATGAAGATGCGGCCTATGACCTTGTACGGCTTCAGGGCTTCCTTGCCAGCCTCGGGGCTGAGCATCACAAGTTCCTGAGCATTCGGGACGGCGTGCCACGCGCGCTTGGTGAATAGCTTGCCGTCAAGATAGAACCGAACGTCTATAGCGCCCTTGCTGGTCATTTTTTCCACCGCGCTTTCTTCGTTCCGTTGTTCACGCGGCCGGTCTTCCATTGCCGTTCCATGACCGCGCGTAGCTCAGGCCCAGAAAGATGAGCGCGCGGGGGCGCGTTTATCTCAGGCCCGTTTTCTGGATTGAGCGGGCGCTGAATGCGTTTCGGTTCTTTCGGTCGCTTCCCCCGCGCCATGGCTTAGCCGTACATGCCGGGAAATTCGACTTCGATGTTCTCATGTTCACTGAGTTCGTCCGCAAGGTCCTTTGCGGCTTGCATCACATCGACCCCCGCGTCCTTGGCGTTTTCAAGTTCGTTCAGAAACTCAATAACGTCTTTGACGATGCTAGTCGCATTGCCCAAGCGCATTGACCGGCCGACGCCGCGCCCCTTGCGGGTCGAAACCATTTTGGTGAGCGTCGAAATGGTTTTGTTCTTGAGAACTTCAGGAACATCCGGGCATTCGGTGTGCGAGTCGAGTTCTTGCTGAGCGGTATCCGCCGTCTCATACTTCGGCAGATGTTCCATGCCGCTCATGTTATCGACAATCTCTTGCATTTCGTCGCGCAAGCTTTCGATCTCGGAAAACGCGTCCTGAAGGGCTTGCTCAATGGTGCACTCAGGGATGGCTTGCGACTTATACGCCGGGCGGTACTTGCCCTTCTTGGGCGGTTGGCTGACGGCCGGGCGCGCGCTGGGCGTGCGGCCGGTTTGCGCGCCCTTACGCACCTTGACGCGCATAACAGCGCCCTTCGGCATTTTCTTTTTGCTGAAGGGGCGAGTGGTCGACTTCTTGGGCTTCTTGCCTTTTCTAGCCATAGTTCTTCCTTTCAATGCTGCCAGCGTTAGCCGTACTTCGACCTTGATGTTAGCGACTTGCGTTCGATTTCATACCAAACCGAAGTGCAGGCCGCCTTCAACGCGCTCATTTCTTTAGCCATGACATCGCTCGGCTGCTCAAGCAGATAGTTGAGGAAGCCCTTCACTTCGTCGGCGCGAATGTCGACCATCTTCAGCCGTTTGGTTTCGTTAAGAAAGTCAACCATGGATTGTGCGTCGTCGAGGCCGTAGCCAAAGCGGATTTGGTACAGGGCTTCGCGGTACGGAAGCCCAACCTTGTTCTTGTCAATGCTGGCCTTGATTTTGATGCCGGTAGCTCGCTTCTGCCCCAAGAACGTTTGCGTCAAGCGCCCAACATTCGCCAGCACGGCAACTTGCGATGCGTAGAAGTCGAGTGCCCGGCCGCCTGAGCGCGTCCACTTGCGCGCAGGCCCGAACGCGCCGATGTTGTCTCTCACTTGAGAAACAATAATGAGCGTAACGCGCTTCTTCTCCATCTGCGATATGAGGCGTCTGAACAGTTGGCTGAGAAGCTTCGCTTTTGCAGCGCCGTATGTTCCTTCGTCCATCGCGCGTGCCAATTCGGCGCGGTCACTCAGCGCGTCCAAGCTATCGCACACGACCAGTTCATCCTGTTTTGCGCCAGCTACGATGCGCTCAAGGTCCTCAAACAAATCTTCAACCGTATCCAGCGGGTCCCCGAAATCGATGCGCTCAAGCGGGAAGCCAAGAGCTTGCGCGTATGCATTATCAAACGCGCTTTCGCTTTCCCTGTACCGTATCTTTCCCTTGGGGTACTTGATGGCGAAGTTCGCGCAAGCTTCAATGCACTGAAGGGTCTTGCCGGTCGACTTGTCGCCTATGATGTTCACAACACGGCCTTCCACCCAGCCACCACCTAGGGCTAGGTCAAACATCGTGGACCCCGTATGGATGAACCTAAGGTCCGTTTTCGGGCTAGCGAAATAGTTTCCCCCGCCATCGGACTTCCTGACTACACGCTGAACCCTAGCAATTTTCTTGGCCGCCATGTTCTGCCCTTGCTTCTGAGGTTATGGGGACCGCTCTAGAGCGGTCCCCGATTGCCTATCCCTTAAGGAACGTTCGAAATGAGCGCGCCTTAACGTCGCCGGGGGCGGTCGTCATCTTCGTCACGCCTTGACCGGCGCGGCGGTTCGTCATCTTCTTCGTCCCTTCCACGGCGGCGGGAGCGCGGCTCTTCTTCTTCGTCCCTTCCCCGGCTGTAACGTGCAGGCGGTTCGTCATCTTCTTCGTCCCTTCCCCGGCGTGCCGGGCGTTCCTCATCGCGGCCACGGCTCAGCCGGTCGCCACGCGTTGAGCGCGTATCCTCCTCGTCGCCGTCATCTTCACGGCCACGGCGGGAACGCGCGGGCGGTTCGTCATCTTCCTCGTCCTCGCGGTCACGGCCCCGGCGAACCGGCCGGTCATCATCTTCTTCTTCGTCCCGGTATCTGTCACGGCCGCGTGGTTCGTCACGGTCATGGCCGCCGCGTCCGCCGCGCCGGTCATCATCTTCCAAGTCCCGGTCACGCTCACGCGTGCCGCCGTCAAGCGCCTTGGCAATCGTTTCGTTATCAACGTAGCGAAGCAAGTCGGGAATTGGGTTCTCATCGATATAGGCGAGAATTTCGTCCTGAACATCCGGGTCCGCGTCAATGGGCGACTCGTCCCGGTCAACGACATAGGTATAGCGGGTGTTCAGGCCCTTGCCGGTGCGCTTGACGAACAAGTCCCATCCGGCGTTTTCGTCATCGATGTACAGCGTCGTATTTGTTTTCTTGATAGTCGACGCGTCAGCGATTTCCTTGTCTTGGTTCCATGAGATAACCCAAACCTTCGGCGTTGGCTTGCGGTCGTCACGGTCCAAGATATACATGATGGACTTCTTCTTGACGGCCATCTTCTTGGAGTCTTCGTCCTCACCGGCCGCCTTGAGTTCCTTGGCTTCGTCGCAAGCCGCGCATGGCTTGCCGTAAGTTTTGTTCGGGCAGATGTACGTCGACCCGCTTGAGCCGATGAACGAATGCACGAAAACGTCATAGCCATAATGCTCAGCATCAGGCCATGTCGGCGGAAGAACGCGCACGCAATTCTCGCCCGGCTTTGGAAACCATTGTTCAACGCCTGACTTGAAAATGGTGTCGAAGTTGCCCGCCGTTTGTTCGGCGCGCTTGCGGACGTTATCGGCCGAACGATGGCCGCCCCGGCGTGAGCTACCGCCGCCCTTGGGTCCCCGGCGTGGTTCGTCACGGTCACGCCCCCGGTCCCTATCGCGGCCCCGGTCGGAGTCGCGCTCACGGCCGCGCGGTTCATCCCGGTCGCGGCCCCTTGGTTCGTCCCGGTCACGGGACCGGCTTCGTTCTTCTCTTGCCATCTTGGTAGTACCTTTCTTCAGTTGAACGTTTATCGTTTTTCGTCGCGGCTACGGAGTCGGTGGTCGGTTTGTTCCCTTCTGATGTTCATATGGCGGGCTTCGCTGCCCGCTTGGTCAACGTCACGCCGGATGGTCTTTCCGGTTGTTCCGAAGTATGCGGCTAGGTGAAGCGATACCAAGTCCTTGATGGCATAGCTTCGCTGCCCATAGCTTTCCTTGAGCGCGATCAAGCGCCCAAGTTCTTCCTCACGGTTACGCAAGCGAAGGCGCGCGGCAATGACGTCCTTATGAATGGTTATCATGCGCCTGATAGCATCTTCGCTTGGCTTCTTGCCGCCTTCTTCCTTGAGCGCGCCGACGCGGATGCTATCGTCGACTTGCGCCTCAACTTCCTTCAGTTCGTCAGCGGCGGCGTCCCGGCGTGAAGTGCCAAGCGCAACCGCGTCGGCAATCTTGTGAAACTTCACGCCATTCTCAATCAGGGCTTCGTCAAGGGCGTGCTGATCTAGCTGAAGCCCGTCAGCTAGGTCAGCTAGTTCCTTCTGGCGGCGTTCGGAGTCCCGGCTTGCCGGTACTCGTTCGGCTTCTGGTTCTGCGTCGCGGCTTGCTCTTGGGGTAGTTCGCTGAATGCGTGTCATGCTACATGACTCCATGATTTTCTGGTGACGATGGCGTGAACGTGCTGGAATGGAATGCCGAACCTATCCGCTAACGCCTTTAAGTTAGCATCGCGTGAGCGCGGAACGTAAGCGGCGCGTATCCTGCGAACTCTAGCGGCTGTCAATCTGGCGCGCCAGTTACCTTCGCCGCGCATGAAGTCATGGCTTCGACTCTTAGCGTTGCTTTCCCACTTCACAATGCGAACATTGCCTACCGCGTAAGGGCCAACATCACCAATTCGCGACATGACATAGAAACCGAGTCCACGGCCGCGAAGATGCAACCGGCGTGACTTGGTCCATATAACTAACCACTCAGCAAAACTCAGCTTGAACGCAATCTTGCGCCGTAAGGCTGAGTTCTTTTGGTCGTGATAAGCTTTCATGAGCGGTTTAGCCATCAGAACATCGCCTTTGAAATGCTCAGCATAAGAGGACCCATGCCTTCGCTTCCGTTATACGTTTGACTGAATGCTTCAAGGACAAAGGTCGCGTCCTTGAATGCATCCTCAGTCTTGGCGCTCATAGCAACTTTACCGAAGTAATTGCAAACCTGAATGCGAACGCCTTCCGGGTTCTCATCCTTCAGGTCAGCAATGATGCCGCCCAGCGTTGCCATGCTGCCCGGCTTGTTCAGGAACCGGCATAGCTCAAGCACCGGAACGCTTTCGGCCGCTTGCTGAATGAGAAGGTTGGCTTCCTTGCGGTCCTTCGCATCGGCGCATACGACCAGATGGCTAAGGGCTTGGCGCGGCGAACCGTCAGAAGCGGCAATGATGGCGTCAATAGCGCCGTCGCCTATCTTCAGCTTTTCGTCATCGGCCACTTGCTCAATGAGTTTCCTGAGCGCGGCGTCGGGCACCGGCTTCAAGTCAATTCGCATCCCGCGCGTGAGCATGGTCTTGGGTATCTTGCCGATGTTCGTCGTACAAAAGAACCAAAGCGCACCCTTCGGTTCTTCGGTTGACTTCAGCAAGGAGTCCCAAGCCTGTTTAGAAAGCCCATGGGCTTCGTCAATGATACCGACCCGCTTGCCGCCGCCGACCGGGCGGTAGCGCATCATATCCTGAATTTCGCGCATCTTATCGATGCCCGAATTCGTTGCGGCGTCGGCCTCAATAATATCGCCGGGCTTGCAACCGACAACGCTGGCGGCGATGCGGGCCAAGGTGGTCTTGCCCGTTCCGCTAGGCCCGCTCAGAATGAAAACGGAAGCCCGCTTATTCGTCAGCGCGCCGTCCAGCGCCTTCACGGCCGCGCCTTGCCCGATAACTTCGGAGAACGTTCCCGGCCGGTATTTTGTAATGAAGTCCATAGCCTACCCCTGCTTTCCTGTAACCATACGATTGTCGTTTATAGCTGAACGAACCCTTCGCCTTTCGGGTTGTTCTTGAACTTGGCGACTTCCTTCGTTGAAAACCAATCGTCCCCGATGCTCATTTCAATTTCGAGCGGAAGCGGGTTGACCCAGTCGAAGCGGACTTTCGTCATCTCACGGCAAACAATTTCCGCATACTTGTCGATGTCACGCGAATGCCAAAGGAAGGTCAGGTCGTCGTGAATTTCCATCGCGGGCTGATACTTCGTATAGTCTAGTTCGCTCAGCGCGTTCATGGCGCTGAGAACTATGATGGCTTCGTCGGCCTGAATGGGCGCATTGATAATCTGGTTATGAGCAACCGGGGCGTGGCGGCGGTGACCTGAGCATCCGGTGACGTAGCCGTTCGCCTCATAGAACGCATGAAGGTCCTTGTGCCAGCCCGCGATGTCAGGGAATTCCTCATAGAACCATTCCTGAAGTTCGCCTATCGCCTTCACGCTGGGAACGCAACGTCCGAACACCGCCAAGCCTTCGGCCATCTTTTCCTTGGCCGCAGCGCCGAAGAACGAAGGAAAGACGAACTGATTTTTGATACCGTTACGCGCGGCCTTCCATATCTTCGCGTCCTTGTGAGCGTTCAGCGGGGTCCAGTCCGGCGCAAGCTTGTCCATCTTGGTCAGCCAATCCGAATGGATGTCGTACCCGTCAATGAAGTATTGCGTTAGGCGGCGGTCCTTGGACTCCATCGCGACGTTGCGGCCCTGAATGCCCGCGTAGTCGAACGATACGACCTTCTTCGTTTCATGCTTCACGCATTTTCTGATTTTGGCAGCGACCGAACGCTTGGGCCAATTTTGGATGTTCGGGTCTTCGGATGAGGTACGCCAAGTCGTGACCTTGGTCGTTGAGATAATCGGATGCGCAAGGCCGTCCTCAAATAGATATTCGCTGCCCGGCGTCACGGCGTCGATGTAGGTAGCAAGCAACTTAGCCGCCTTGCGGTGGCGGATGGTATATTCAACCACCTTGTCCTTGTACTTGCCGATTGCCTTCGCGTCGGTCTTATCGCCGCCCTTCTCAGTCTTGCTCAGCTTATGCCCAAGCTGGCGTAGTATCTTCGCCATGTGATGCGTGTTCGATGGCGAATAGGCTTCGCCGTTTATCTCAGCGAACTTTTTCACGCTGGGCAGCTTGGCTAGTTCGGCTTCGCATAGGGCGATTTCTTCGTCGTACTCACGCCGGAATTCCTTGACTTCCTCTTGGTCAATCGGAATGCCTTGCATCTGGGTGAGAACAAGCGAAGGAATGCGCGCAAGCTGATGCGCGTACTGTTCCTCAAGGTCCTGTTCCCGAATGATGGGCATTTGCTCAAGGGCGAGTTCCTTGTGATACTTCGCGTCCAGCCCGTTATAGAGAAGCAATCGGCTGAGCGGTTCGTTCTCAAGGTTGCGCCGGTCAACCGGGTTCAGGTTCTTGATGTTAAAACCGAAGTGCTGAACGGTCAGGTTTTCCAGCGCAAGCAAGCCTTGCGTTTCGTTGATGATATAGGCTTGCGAAATCGTATCGACCCAGCCCCCGGCGCGAATGACTTCAGCGCCATAGAACACGCCCGCCCATTCCATTTCAAACGCAAGCTGATGAACAGCCTTGCGCGGAAGCCTGAGCATCAGCCACTTGTAATGCAGCTTGTGAAGCCGCCGCAATTGCTGCGGCGTCCACTTCGCGTCCTTATGCTCAACTGCGATGCTGTAGGTCTGGTCGAAGCGTGAAACCGCAAACGAAAGAAGCTTCGCATCCGAGTTGTACGGGCGAAGCTTATTCGTTTCGATGTCGTAGCCCTGAACGTCGTCGTCCTCAGCTAGAAGGAAGTCTTCAATTGCATCAAGGTCACGGTCACCGCCTGAGCCATCGAAGGTTTCCAGCCCCGCCATGATTTCCTTGAGGGAATGGATACGCGGGGCAGGAAGGTCGCCGCTGAGTATTTCGTCGCACGCCTTCCGCATGTAGAACTTGAAGGCGAATTCGTCATCCGACTCCATGCCTTCCCACTTGCGTTGCTTGAGAATATCGACCGGCGCTTGGAACGGGTACAGCCAACATTCGTGCGTCCCGATGCGAACCGGCATACGGCGGCCTTGCCAGAGGTTCGCGTGCGTTTCACCGTTGACCCATTTCAGCGCCGGGCCGCCAAACGTAAAGATGGCGTCGGGCCGGGCTTCCTCAATATCGCGGATGATACTAGGGCGGCAACACTCGGTCTCAACGAACGTAGGCAAGCGAACTTGGAACAGCGGGTCCGCGTCCTTGTTCAGATGCTCAACCTCTTTCGGGTCCATACCCGGATGCGTTCGGATTGTATTGTTCAGCCGCGTGACGGCGAAAGCTTCGCGGGGCATGGCTTGCTTTATCAGCCGTAGCTCAGGCCCGGCGAACGGAACGTCCATGCGGTCGGCCGAGTCGTTCGGCGCGGTGCCCAGCAAGTATATGAGCGGTTCGCGAACGCCTTCCGGTTGCATCTTCGGTGACCGGCAGTCCGCGCGGTTCAGCGGGCAGGACTTGCACTCGGTCTTGTGAAGCATCTGAACGTTTTGCGCCCCCGGCGTTCGGGCCGGGGACTTGGGCGCGCGGTTGTCAATTCCAAAGAACCCCATAGCTTAGTTATCCATCAGGCTAATGAAGTACATCAGGCGGCCGCTTTCCTTGCTCATGACAAGCGCGCGCTCAGTGACAAGGATTTCCTCAAGGTCAGCGCCTTCCTGAACCCGCGAAGCATCGACCGTCACGTCAACGCCGCCATGCCCCTTGAGAATGCACTGGTCGGTAACATCGCCCGCTTCTGACTTTGTGAACATGGTGACCATGCCGCCGTCCTCGACAGTGAGGCGGGTCTTGGTTCGCGCGATGCCTGACTTGCCGATGATAGCCGCACGCTGAATGGCGGCCGGAAACTTCTCAGGTATCGGGTACAGGTCGCCGGGGTTGGCCTCAAGGACTTCGCCAATGAAGTCTAGTTCGCCGTCATCTGGCATGAGCGTTTGCGCCCAAAGCTTCGTCCCGCCGGGTACGCCCATCAGGCAATCGTTATCGGTTATCTCAACCATGACGTCGTCGCCGTCATCCTTGAACAAGCTGACGGCTTGCTTGCACCATTCGACCGGAATGATAGCGCGCTTCGCGTCCATCTGCCCGGTGACGCTACCATAAGAAACCGTTACGCGGTCATGGCCGAATAGCATCAGCTTCTTCTTGGTTCGAATGGCGGTCACGCCCATCATATCGGCGCGAACCTTTTCATTCCCGATTGAGCGCATACACATATTGAGCGCATCGGTGAATTGCTGAAGGTCAACCTCATACGGTTCTTTCGGAAGCGGCGGCGATGTTTCCAGATATTCCGCGAAGTCCTCAAGCGGCATGATTGCAAGCTTGAACTTTGCCGACGCCGCCTTGACGTGAAGCGCGCCCTTGTCATCAAACAGTTCAATTTCCTTCGCGGCCGAAGTCTCAAGCAATTGCTTCAGCGTTTTAGGAACGCCGCCCTTGAAGTCGGTCACGCAAGGAACGCTGATGCCAATGATGCCATTGAAGGCAACTAGCCGCTTGCCGGTAAACCAGAACTGGCAAAGGACCGGGATAGCGGTCGAGTCGCTGACGGCCGACTCGACCTTGCTCAGGTTGCTCAGTAGCGCGGCGCGGGAAGTCATGGGGTTCTCACCTTTTGGTTGTACCGGGGCCGCTATCGGCCGGGGGAAGTCGCCGCCTAGAACCATGCCCAGCGGCCGGGAAACGGGGTCTACGTTCGTTCCGGGGGCTTGGCCGGTATCCCTGCCGCCCACCGGGGCCTCAGGCCGCCCCTGAGGGCCGCCGAATGAAGAACCGGGGGCGGTTACTGGCCGCCCCCGGTAGGCGCATTCTGTAGGGCTGGGGGGTCTTACAGAATGGCTTTCTTCAGTTGCTTGTTATCCTGAAGGAACTTGATGCTATGCCGGAACTCGGTGCGAATGCCGGATACCGTTGTTTTCGAAACGGTGACCTTCGCGCCCAGCTTCTTGATAATCGCGTCGACCGAGGCCGCCGGGGTTTCAAGAATGATGGCCTTGATTTTGTTCTTCAGGGCCGCCGGAACAGTTTCTTCAGCTTCAGGTTCGTCGGCTTCTTCTTCCTTGCCCCGGCGTGAACCGCGCGCCGGTGGTTCATCTTCTTCTTCGTCCTTGCCGCGCCGCGAACGGGCGGGCGGTTCATCTTCTTCTTCGTCCTTCGCGCGGCGTGACCGCGCTGGGGGTTCGTCATCTTCTTCGTCCTTGGCCCGGCGGCTTCTTGCCGGGGGTTCGTCATCTTCTTCGTCACGGCCGCGACCGCGACCGCGCGCTGGCGGTTCATCTTCTTCTTCGTCCTTGCGCGAACCCCGGCCGCGTGCTGGGGGTTCGTCATCTTCTTCGTCCTTCCGGCCGCGCGAACGCGCCGGTGGTTCGTCGTCTTCAGCCGCCGCGCGGCGGCTACGCGCGGGCGGTTCATCTTCTTCCTGCCCGGCGTCTTCGAAGTCCTCAATATCTTCCTTGTCTTCGACCGCCTGATTGGCAGCGTTCGCCCACTTCTGGGCATCGGCGCTCAGCTTGTTCCACTTCGCATCCGGCAACTTCGACGCCGCTTCAGCGAGTCGGTCGAGAAAATTCTGACGGCCTTCCTTGCGGCCCTCATCTTCCTCCCCGGTAACCTTGAGAAGTTCGGCTTCAATTTTTGACATCGGTATTACCTTTCTTGCCTTCCTCACAATCGCCTAGCGCCTCATGCGACTAGGCAAACTTTCGCTTACCGGTTCAGGACATGCTCACGGACCAATAAGTGAAATTCATCGGGCAGCGTGACGCCGCCCATAATTCTCGAAAGCCATTCGGTGGTGGTTTCGCGCGTGCCGTTGGCCTTGCGCTTCTGTTTCCAGTTGGCGCGGTTCGGATGCGCTGCAACGGTGTCGAACAATTGCTGAATGAGCGGCGGGGCGTTTTCCCAAAGGAAGCCTTCGTGCTGGTTCAGCGGAAGGTCGATGTTCTCACCCTCAAGCGATGCGCTCAGCATATGTTTGCGGCGCTTGTTCGCAAGGTCATGAATATGGTTTGTGAAAGTCGTCTTGAACAAGGACATCAAATGCGCCTTGTTCTTGGCTTTGCCCTTGTAGTTTTCCGCCACCTTCAGGTAACAGGCATAGCCATCTTGAACCAAGTCCGAACGGGTCATGTAGCCTTCGACCCGCCAAAAGTTTTTGTCGGCTGTTTTTATCAGCCAACCGACCGCTCCGCTATCCATAGTGATGCCCCAGTCCAAGAGATGCTATTTCAATTCCAATTCGGCCGGGCTGCATGAGCGGGACCCGGCCAAGCTCCGTCCCTCATAGCGAACGACCCCGTGGCAACAGGAGTCCGCTTTCGCCCCATGCTGGCGAAGTCGCAACTAGTCAGATTTTGGAAGCTTGCCACGTAGAAGTTTAGAAAGTCAGGACGCGAACCATGCCTAACGCCGGGGGACCTTGCAAGCGAAAAATTGCGCCTTGGCGGAAGCCAATGTTTCCCTTGTTTTGCGGGCCTTGGCGGGCATGACCCCCAAGCCCTAGGCGTCAAGTACGTCTAGCAAGTCGTCAACCGTTTTCAGTTCGCCGGGGTCCTTGAAGCGCCGGGGCAAGCTGAGGGCTTCGAACCTGAGCGCCGCGAGTTCGGCCGCTACTTTCAGCGTTGCCGCCAGCGTGCCCCGGTCCAGAAGGATAACCCGGCGCTTGAACAGCGGCGCAACGTCATGAAGCATTTCAATTTGGCCTTCGCTGGGCGATGCGGTGAAACAGCAAGTCGCGTAAACGCTTTGTCCGCGCCCCAGCGTTCTCACCTTGAGCGCATCAAGCGGCCCTTCGCAAAGTACCAGAACATCGCCGCCGTCAAGAAGGTTGTCGTACCATAGCAAGTAGTCGCTGATAGGCCCGGCGGCCGGGTTATCTTCGTCCTCAGGGCTTAGCGTTTTGTACCTGAGTTCTTGGTCCGGGTAGATCGAACGCGCGGTCCAGCTTATCAGCTTGCCGCTGTAGTAAACCGGCAGAATGATGCGGCCCCGGTATTCGCCTTGCGTTGCGTAAGCCATCCCATGATAGCGGTTCATGCGGTTGACTTGCTGGCGGCTGTAGCCGCGTTCTTCCATCATGTAGCGAACGAACAGCCGCGACGAATGTAGCTCATCGCTCAGCGGCTTGAATTCTCGCGGCCACCGAACTTCCGGCAAAGCCGTCTTTGCGGCCGGGCGAAGCTTTGCCATAACCGCGCCTATGAAGTCCTCAGGTATGAAAACGCTTTGGCCGACTATCGCCATGGCCTGAGGAAGCGGGATGTTCAGAAGTTGCTGAACCAAGCGCGCGGGCCTCACGCCCCGGTGGGCGTCGTTGCGGTAACAGCGCCAGCCTTTGCCCGCCAAGTTGATGGTCATATGAGTGCTTGGGTCTTCAGACCCGCACATGGGACAATGAACTGATACGTGGCCCTTGGCTACGTTCGCGCCTTTCGTGACGTAGTGAATATGGTACGAGTCTAAGAAGCTCATCCAGTCAAACAAAGCCATCCCCCACCATTTATAACCCTAAGTATTTGCGATTTAGAACATCCTAGGATTTTCTCAGCTTCCCGTATCGTGTATTTTTTTCCGCGATGCTTGCCAACATTCGCGCGCAGCCATCTAACCTTGACTTCAGTTAGAACCGCGTTCCCGTTTTTCGCTCCGCTTAGCCTAGCCCTTCGCCAGCGCTTCACGGACTCGTCAACGTTCTGTTGGTGCGTGCCCCTGAACAAATGCGCCGGGTTGCAGCATGGTGGATTATCGCATCTGTGCCTAATGCGCCAGCGCCCAGCTTTCATTTTATGATGCAATTCCCAAGCATGGCGGTGCGCGTTTATTTGCGTACCGTCAACCCTAAGCTGGCCGTAACCACCAGCAACGGTCGCGCCAAGCCAAGGCCAGCACTCGTCGGGCTTACCCTTCTTGACGCGACTCCAGAACGGTTTAACTTTTGGTGCCATCTTTCACCAAATGAATGTAGCTCATGTTAGAAAGCGAATGCTGTTCCGAGGTTTCCGGCCACGCTTCGTTCGTCATCGTTATCAGGGTCTTGCTGTAGAGTCGGTTCGTTTCCTTATCGATGCTCAGAACCGAACCCTTGCTAGAAACGTTTTCCCAGTGGCCGGGCTTCCACTCGCGGCTTCCGTGAACCTCAATGACATCGCCAACCTCAAGGCATTCCGCGTAAGTGAACAGCGGCCGGTCGTTCTTGACGGGGCGCTGGGGCCGCGCGGTACGCGGCCCCTGCCCTCGTTTCTTCAGCATCCGCTCAAGCGCGGCGTCTTGCTTCTTCTGCGAAACGCCTAGGCTGATGCGCTTCTTTGTATCCGGCCGCTTCATTGCCCAGCCTCAAGAACGCGCTTCTCAAGGCGCGCGGTGTTTTCTTCCTTGGAGTCTTCAATCAGCCGTTCGGCGCGCTCAGCCGTCACCTTGAACCGGCTGACCATCTTGGCGACTGCAGTCTCTGGCTTGAACGTTGAACCGCCGCTTGTAACCTTGGCGGTGACTGAGAACTTGCCCGCTTCGTTGACGATATGCTGGCCTTCGCCAAGTTCGCGCATCTTGTCATCGTCATCGACTACGCCTTCGGCTTGGGCCGTAGCCCACGCCGCCTTCAGTTGTTTGTCAGCGTATGCCTTCGCTTCCTGCCACTTTCGGATTTCGAAAAGCATGGCTTCCGAATTCCGCCGGGACTTGCCGGTCATGGTGATTTCATCAAGGGCGATGCGTACACGCTCAGATACGGTTAGTTTTGCCACGGGGTCGTTCCTTTCTATTCTTCGAGGTCTTGGGACTCTAGATATTCCTCAACGCC